AGGACATAGGGTCTCCCGTCTACGTCAACCTGTACCGATCGAATCGGACCACCTGCAACTACCTCTCTGTAATTTTCCTTCAGGAATACCTTCATCATAAGTCTTACCCTACCTCTCCAGTATACCGCGAAGGTACTTCCCTCCCCCTGTACAAAAGCCAAGGGGTAGCTACATCTCTATAGCTACCCCATATCAGAGGCCAAGGAAGATCCCTCCTTAGGACTTAGACCCGGCATCCACGGTGGCGGTGCGGTCATAGACGTTGATACGCGCATGATGCCTGGTTCCACCGAGAAGTTCCAGGGCACCGAACATTACCGTGGTATACTGCTGATCGAGCCCGTTGTCTAAGGCGATCTCGAAGGTCTTCGGATCGCTCCCGGCCATCCCGAGTACTTCGACGTACTGCCATGACAGCTTGTCTTCACTCACGATGAAGGTCGGGTAGACGCTGGGGGTCCCGGCAATCGCCGAATTGAACGGATCGACGATTAACGGCAGGAGCCCCGCGGGGGTCGCCAGCTGCGCCATCGTATAGACGGTCTGTCCGACCTGAATCTGGCTCCACATAAGCTTGTTGCCGATGTTCAATAGTTCCTGTTCCAGCAGGAACAGAACACGGGCATTCAGGTAGATGGCGGTCGGCAACACGTCGCTGTTCGACGTGTTCATCATGCTGGTGATCTTGGAATTGATGCCGACAAGGACGGAATCGGAAGCCCCGATGTCGGTTCCATCACCGAGAAGCTTCCTCAGGCCGTCAAATTCGTTTGAATCCGACCCCGTATCGCCAAGGTAGAACTGACGCTGCCAATCACGAAGACAGGCAACCTTCATGTCCCGTACGTCCTTAGCTTCAAGGTCACCAAACCTTCGACCCTGCTGTTGGTAAACCGAACGGTCGAACATGGTGAATTCGAGGTTGGAAACGATGGCCTTTATATCCCGCCTGGTCCGGGCCGTCCTGGTTGCGGACGTGGCGGAAAAGCCGAGATTCCGGACCGGTGCGGCACGCGCCGTCTGGACTGCGGTTTGATCGAAACCGCCGGTCGTCTCACCGGGGGAGAGCCTATGATCGATCCGTCTCCAGACGACCTGATTTCGATAGACGTCATCGAAGATAAGGCTGTCATACTCATCAATCAGGATCGCTCCATCGGTGAGAACCACGGCAGCTTCGAAGGACATTGACTGTGCTTGTGCTCTCAACTGTGATAATCTCAATGTTTATCCCCTCCAAAGGAAGAAAGGTTATAGTTATGGGACGTCCACTGGTACTGCCGTTATCCCGGTATTAAAACTGCGTCAGGCCCTAAGCTGACCCTTGAGCAACCGGCGTTTGGCACCGGAAAGCTTCTGGATGATCGAAAGCTTCTCCTCCTTGGTGAGCGTGTCATCCTGCTCCACCGCTGCGCAGGCAGCCGAGAGGGATTCGACCGTCACCTCGACATCGTCATCACCGCCGTACTTGGAGATGACCTGCACCTCCTCGGCAGTCAAGGTATGACGCCGCCTTTTCGGATCATCATCGTCATTCCCAGCCTTCGGGGCTTCCTTGATGGCGTTCAGGATCTCGTCCTGCTTGTCCACCATCGGCTTGATGGCCTCGCTGATCCCGGCCGCGATGCCGTCAATCAGGTCAGAAATCTTCACCCGTTCCGGTGCACCGGCCCGTAATCCAGGTCGGGTATTCATCGTACCCTGCCCGGCCCCGGCCTGCTGGGTCTCCACTTTATCCTGCCCGGCCCCGGCCTGCTGGGTCTCGTCATCGGACGCGGAACTGTTCTCCTTCTGCTCCATGGCGGTCAACTTAGCGGCGTTGGCCTCGGTCGCCGCCTTAACTTCAGCGATGCTGGATTCTACCTCTTCCATCATCGGGGAGATGGCGTCCTTTTTAAACGCGTCAAGCTCCTCCTTAAGGATAGATCGGATCTCTTCTTTAATGTTCACGTCTTCTCCTCCGTTATGTTTTTGCGCTGCAAGTTTGGTATTCGCGTAAGCACCGGCTTCTCTAAGTAGGATGGTAGCACCACGCCACTTAAAATCGGTGACCACACAGATCTTCTCACCATAGATGTCCTCCAGCGTAAACTTCACGTCCTTGATGTCATAAGAGAAGCCAAGTCTTCCCTCGCGTGCTAACTCGATAATCTGTGCCGCGAATTCTGGTTCCCTGTCTTTAAACAGGACGCCGGATGCCTTGGCCGCTAGAACTGAAGCTCCATCCGACGTTTGTGCTAACTCGCACCAGGTATCGGTGAACTCGCCTACCACCTTCGCGTGGGAGTGGGATACTAGTTCAGCAGATGCGTAGACGGTCTTACCGCTTAACTCCTTAATCTTTCGGCGTATGACCTCGGGAGGAATTAGGACCCTATACGGCCCCCCCGGAATGTTTTCGGTACCGCCGACATACCTTTCCGAGATTTTCCCTGCATATGTGATGATGCCGCTGAACGGATGCGGGCCGCCCTTCGACTGCGCCGCTTCGAAAGCGAAATCATCCGAAAAGATCAGCATCTTGTTGATCGTCTCCGGATCGACGTTAAGTATTAGATGATTGATTTCCATTTTTCTGTCCGGTCTTACGTATAGGTTAAGAGAAACTGACTACAGCGCTGCCGATATAGGATGCTCTATATCCAGTCTCATGAAACCTTTCAATTCCTCAATAGGAAATTCCAGGACCGCTCCGATCGCCTCCAGGACGTCGTCCGGAACCTCTTGCAGGATTATACCCCCCTCAATGTTCTGGTAGACCCTCTTCGATACCGGTAAGGCCTCGGCCACCTCATCCATTCCAAGACCCATGGCTTGACGTCTCCGGTATAACGCCGTACCGAGCCGGGTATGGCTGTTGTCACCGGCGTCAAATTCCAACGTACCGTCAGCGTATAGGAGCAGTTCCCCGGATTCCTGCGGTCCTTCCGTATCGATAAGGATTTCCCGGTCCATCAGAGCGGCACCGGCTTCCTGGGACCACGGACTGCGGATACTGGGGTCATCAAACTCCTTCCTCATCTGCGCATACCATCTGTCCACCACCCGTTTGACCGCCGCCTGGTCTGCCGGAGGAATTCTAACCCCACCACGGGCACCGGATAGGATGTTAGCCACCGCAAAAATTCCACGGGGAATCGCCGTCAGCTGACCGTTGATCACATCGGCATAGCCTAACTTGTAGCTGGTAAACCGATCAATCGCGTCACTCTTCCTCCAGAAGAACGCCCTCCAATAATCCGCCCATCTGACGTTATCCCGATTCGGACCTCCGGCCCATCTCCGGACCCGTTTCTCGGCAGCTGACCCATCCCAGGCCCTCGTCCTAGGTGCCAATGGTAAATCGAGCTTTCGTTGAACCGCCATCTCGTCCCTCCGACAAAACTAACTCTTCACACGGTATCTGTTCGGATTTAGGTGGGTCCATCCGTATCTTGTAACCCATTCCGCTACATCCTTTACACGGCCTCCCGTCCAACGTCCAACCGGTTCCCAGGCACTCATCGCAGCTGCTACACCTGTCACAATAGGGAAACGGTCCTTCGTGCTGTCTGTCACCGCCGCATCGAACGCATGCCATCTTAAACTCATAATTTTTTACGTGTGGTGACCGGGGCAGATTCCCCCAGATGAATCAACCCCGGTCGTGGGAGGTAGAGCTACTCCTCATATTTATATACGAACGAAGCCTGAAATATGAGACGTTATGAAAACTGCTTAAGCGCAACGGCGATCCCGATCGGGATCGATGCGCCGATGGTACCATATAACCCAGCCTTGACCTTTAAGACGGCTATTTCGACGGCCAGGTCCTTCAGGCATTCAGCCTGTTCATCTTGAACCCTTTTGATCGTATTGAGGGAATCCAGCACTAAAGCCCTGTATTCATCCCAACCGTTAGTGTTCTTTTTTTCCCCTATCGTGTGCATACTCTAGGTGCGCCTTCAGTACCTTTTCATAAGTGTCAGATTGAATGGTTGCCGGTTTTTCCGACAAATCCCGAATACAAGCACCGAAAGAAAGACTGCCTTCTTTTGACCTCCATGCCGATAGACTAGTTTCAATAGGAAACAGTTCACCATTCTTACGAATACCGTCAAAAATAGCGGTTTTACCGGTGTAAACCCCCCGGTCATTGAAATCGTTCCGAACCCATTCCAGCACCTTCAGGTATGCGGATCTGTATTTCTCAGAAAAGAGCAGGATGACCCTCCGCCCCAGAATCTCGGACCGACGGAAGCCGAAGATCCTCTCAGCCCCCTCGTTAAAATAGGTGATGATGCCGTCTTCGGCAGATACTACGATTGCATCCGGAGAAGAGCTCGAAAACAACCCACATTGCTGGGTCGCCTGAGCTACCTGGATGACGGTCGACTCCATCCCCCTCAGCTTCTCAGTCAGTTCTGTAAGCTGCTTCATGCCGGTCTGAATGATCTCCATCCGCCGAGTGTACATCGACAGTGACGACGAGCCCCCGCCGAGGATCCGTCTAAACATATCCCCGGCGGTTATCATCTGTAAAACGTTCATCTAACTAAAAACTTCTCCACGGCCTTAGCGCCTACATTGCCCGATACGTACACTAAGACCACTCGGAATACGAACCACGACCATTCCCCTCCGGTCAACAACGGGGTACCGTCCGCCAATCTATCCCGGGTGAGCAAACTGGCTATGGCGATAACTATTATCGCCATCGTCCATTTTCGCCACCCATAAGGATTAATTAATGACCTCTTCTCACCATCGCTGGCAGCCGGATTCGTATCCGGCGGTGGTGGTAACGGCGGTTGTTCCAACATTCCTATTTAATCTCCCTGATATCATGACATCCGTGGTTGTCGTCGGGCTTCCCCAGCCCCTTAAGTTCGAAATGGGGGCAACGCCTGTCGATCTTCCCGATCCTCAATCGGGCCTGGTCACACCTGGCGAAAAAGTCGATATCATGACCCCCATACCTCCTGTCCCATCTGCCCGTGTACTTCAAATGTTCACCGGCTACGGTATACGTGGCCTCCGTCCGGAAGTACGGTTTACCGATTATGTGAAATACACCGGTCCTGACGAGGATACAGCCGAGCCCGGCCCAGAGGACTTTACCGGAGCTGGACACCATCATTGAAGGACAGCCGCCGCGAAGATTATAATCGACAGCGCAGACGTCCAATCCCTCCTCCGTCATCTCTATGAGCAGTTCGGTTAACGTCTCCTCCTCCGGTGCCATGTCCTCCTCCAGGAACCAGAGGTATTCAATGCCCTTAAACCGTAGTGCCCGTTCCACCAATGAATTAACGGAATCGGGTATGCTCTTGTCGTGCTCGAACAGGGGAATCCAACCCCAACCGGTGGTACTGACGTTGATGCTGGTCTTGAGAAACCACTGCCGGTTGTATTCCACATTCCGGTACAGAGATTCAGCGGTTCGGGAGTGGATAAGCCCACGACTAGGAATAAGAATAGCTCCTATCATACCGGGTTTACGTCGGACGGCCCCTACCGAAGGTAGGGATGAAAGGTGTAGGATTCGTACCCCGTGCGCCTTTATACCTAAAAAGGGGAGAGAGGGGGAAAAGCAACTCCCCCGATAAAAAGCGCACGGGGTCTCATATGACGTCGGAGTTTGAAATCCCACGAAATCCGTAGGAGGAGTCAAAGTTGTTGGGGGTCGACGTCATACATAAGGCTTTACGTTACTGTGATTACACCCGGATCTGCCTCTACAAATCTACGACCGGACATCGCCGTCGGCACGTCGGTTCAGCCGATCTCCGAAGGTTCAACCGGTCTGGGTTTCTTAAGCGATACCCGTTCGATTTTATGTTTAAGGACACACCGACAGTTATGAGACACGATCCCGTTAACCAGATAACTCTCGTCCCCCTCTACGGAGAAGTTATAAACCATAGCTGTGCCTTGTATCTGTGTTACATGTAAAATCGGGGCATGAAAGAAACCGACGAAGCTTACCTCGCCAGCATCATTGATGGGGGAGGAACGATCGCGCCTGCCGTCCGAAGAGGTAGAACCGTACCTCAGATTACACCAAAACTCTTTACATCCAACACTGACCTTAAATCGCTGCAGTGGGTGAAGGAAACCGCTGGAATCAACGGGTGGATGAAAGTGAAGCGATTTCAAGCCACTACCGCCAACGCTTCTACCCCCTGCAAAACCGCACTTCCATATCTCATCGTCAAGCGTAGACAAGCGGAGGTTATATCCGGCTTTCCAGGAGGACGAAGTACCGAGGACGTCGATACCTACATCCGCCAATTTCAGTGCCCGCCGCTCATATGAAAATCGAATGACCCTACCGGTTCCCGACATAGCCAGTACGAGCATCTCCTCACCCGTAAACCGGCCGACCTCCTTCCATCCGGAGTCGGTAAGGAGTCTGTGATTGCCGGTCAACCTGAGCTTTCGATGGAAGACTTCGACCTCTACTAGATCACCGGCTTCTCGACTGGCTGTCCTATTTACCCTTCGATATACACCTTGATGGGAAAGAACCGCATCCCCCGGTTTAATGTCTGCAATTCGTTTCGGTCCTTTCACCGTGGCTATGACGGCGTCCGGATCCGCTATACAGTTCGCGATCTCCCCAACCGGCCCCGCCGGATCACGTGGAAACATCAGACCGTTGGAAAATCTCTCATCCAGCTTCCTCTTCTGCCCGTCCAGTCTAACGTGGGAATCCCGGACCCTGCCGTCCCTGGCGGTCAACCAGATCTTCCACATCTCCCTGTCCGGTGTAAGCTGCCTGGCTATCTGTTCCGTGGTGTCCTGTTCAGCCAAACTGGTCAATTTTCCGACCTCCGTTCTGGCTATCACCTGTGGCCTGGATCTCACCCACCTGTTGTATCTAGCATTAATCCGGTCGAGTACCTCCCGTTCGGGAACTCCCTCCTCGATGCTCTTCCGGATAATCCTGCCGAGGTCGTTAAGGGTAGTGGTACTCAATTGATCCACCAGGGGGGGAGCATAGTTGGCGAGGTAGGATTCGGCTGAGGTAGTAAATCCAGGCCAGTCAAAGCCGAGCTCCGCCGCTTTCCATTTTGCAGCCTTGGTGGCCACACCGAGACCGAATACCTCAAGTTGAGCGGTCAGTCGATCCCCGGTTCGTTTCAACGTTCGGGAGACGACCACGTCCAGATCGGCTGCCCGAAATTCCTGTGCTCTGATGTCCGCGCCCTTCCTCGGCTTCCGGATCAATTTCGACTTCCGGATGGCCTTGGCGATCTCGGCAAACTCCACGGCGAAATGCTTCCGCATGATGATTCGCAGCTGATTTTCAAACCCGGCCGCCCGCCTGATCCACCTGGCCCAGTATCTGTCGTCCGCCGTGGCCCGTGCCTTGAACTCTGCAGACCTGATCCGTTTGATGTCGGCCGAGAACGGAACGGTGACCGTCCCGGCACCGGCCTCCCAGATCTTATGCCGCCTCCGCCATTGACTGTGGCAGAACGCCGCACGCTGCGCCCGCTCCGGGAAATCCCGCCTGGACTCCGGATCTCCCATACAACGCTTCATCCATCCGGCCCTGGTTTCTCCTCTCCTCGGTTCCGGCATCTTATATCTACTCTCGGGTGTATCGTCCTGCGCCCCCTCGGTATCCCCTCTATATGAGAAGGATAGCTCCTGGATCCTCGGGGCTAGGGGAGGGATATTCTCGGTCTCTCGGCGTCAGTCGGGCCTATGTGCCCCGGCGTTATGAGCCTGATCGGAGGCCTGACCGGGACCCTCATATGACACCCGTTACAGGTGAAAATCAGCAGGTGGGTCCCCCTGCTGCCGTTCACCTCCTCCCCCTGTATCACCGGTCGCCTATTCCTGCTGCCGCAGTTCGGGCAGTGGAAGACGCAGTAGCCCTTGGATTTCTGCCTAACGGTCCTGATCTCGGTTACCCTGTTACCGAAACGGTCGGTCCTCCGCCTGCCTCGTACCTCTACCTTATGCTCCCGGTCCATCCCCGTCACTTCATCAGCATGAACCTCGATCGTCAATAGACGACGACTCATCTTCCATCTACCCCTGAGGAATACAGCCGAATCACTTTTTCCGCCCCGCCGTCGGCGTAAGCCTCGTTCAACTTTTCGGCTTCCAGCCCCTCGATCCCGGTAATCATGATCATCGGGTCCATCTCCACCAAGGCCTGCAATGCTCCCGGCGTCAATTGACCGAGTCCGTGTTGTAACGGTCCCTTGTCGAGGTCCGCCCGGATCTCGTCTACCTTGAGGACGTTGTGCCTGGCGTAGATGTCGTGATTTTCGGCTTCCACCCGGTCATCCCTGGGATTTAATCCGATCCAGAACATCTCCAATTCGTTGATTAGATCGTTCTCGGTAATCTCGGCAATCCGTGGAATCGTACTGACGTTGATCCGTTTGGCTATCATTTCAGCGATCGGCTTTCGGGCTTCCTCCACCGATTGACTGGCGCTTATCTCACCCTGGCTCCGGTTGACGTCCCTCTCCACACCGAAATCCTGCGGTTTCAGGTCAAAACAGTAGGCCAGGACTCTGGTGAGCATTTCTTGATATTTCAGATATAGGCCCTCATCCCCGGCTGGCTTCAGTTCCAGGACCTCCGGTCTCACCTCGGCACCGGATTCCAACTCCTCACCGAATCCACCGAAAAAGCCCGGTGAACCCCTACCGGCAAGTGTAGTCTGCCAGAGGTGTTGGAACGCCTGGATCTCACTCCGATCGGTATTGGCCCCCAGCCATACCATGATTGCCGGATACGCATTACTGGCAACCTCCTTCTGGTATGAACTCAGGCCGAGCCACGCATCTATAATCTCGATTGCGGTTTCAAGAGGCGAAATACCAAACGGTTCGAAGGACCGCTTCCTCATCATGAGGTACTCTATCTGTTTATCCTTCAGGACGGCCACCCTCCTACCTTGGGCTTCCTGGACCCACCTGAAGGATTCCGGATCTCCGTCCCAACCGCGTATCTTCGATACGGTGTAGCCGGGTACCGCCTCCAGCGCTAGGACGTCGTTGCTATTGACGTTGTCCGGGCGCTCCACATACTCCCATACCCCGGCATCCCAGATCAAGATGTCCTCGACGATCTGACCGATGAAGGTGCCGAAATCGTCATCATCGGAATTCGGGTTATCCAGGACGGCCCGGACCTGTGCGGCCGCCTCCTGTAGGAGTACGCTTTCCTGTTCCGATTCGGGTTTCTTGACCGGCTGAATGCCGTAATCCAGCCTCATGATCCCCCTCCTGATCAGGTTGATGGCCCTGCTGGCCATCGCGGTCTCAGAGAAGGCCATGATTTCAGCCACCCTACGCCTGGGACGTCTCCTGGCCACCTGGCCGTAGGGAACGCCGCCGGATCTGCCGAGTGAAAATCCGGTACGTTTGACGGTAGTCCTCCTATCAGCCTCCAGTACCGGAGCCGTCATCGGTCTTGCCGTTAGAATCCCGTGGCGTTCGAGCAGCCTCCGCATGGTTCCCCTCCGTCGGTTCTATCTGGTTTACGTCTATGGAAGACGGGTCGATGAGAATAAGTTCCAATTCATCAGACTCCCGGTTATCCGGGCAAAGCGCCCTGTGCATCTTAAATTTCTCAGCCAGGATCGGCTGCAGACACCCGGGGCAGACCTCGTACAATTTGTTCATCGTTTTTACCTCGATAATCGGCTTTACGGTACCGACGTGCCCCGGCCGGTAACCGCGGTTCCATCAGGACGGGACGTTACGGCAGGCCGATGCAGTTTTTCACGCGAGGTTTAATCTATCTTATGAGCTACCGACATTATGGTTTCTCCCCACTCGATAATCACCGGGGTCCGGTGACACGCCCGTCATCCATCCCGCCCGTCTTCCTCCTCTATTTTCCTCCACACCCGTTTACAGTTTGGGCAGATCAAACGGTTCCACTCTTCATCGAGCGGTACACGGAATACACCGGGGCATGAGGGGCATTCGGCAACGGCCCGCAACAATCCCCATAAAAGCCCGCCCATATCGGCAGCGTCAACCTTCCTTTCGCCACCAAAATCCAGCCTGACACCCTGAAGTTCAGGGTGTCGGTCGATGAAATCCTTACCCTCATCTATGACGGTATCGACGATCCTCATGTCGCACATCATCGCCCTCCAATCCCCCAGCAGTCCGATTATAACTCATTCCTGTTCTTCGGTTCTGAAACCGAAGAATATACCTCGTGCGTATTTGCTCTTATTTTCGGCCATCCAGGCTACTGTTTCATCGTAGCCGAGGCGGGAAGCAATTGCGACGACGGCATTATAGTCAAACATATTCGTCTCGCCCGTGTCTCGTACGGCTTTAATGCCGCCTATCACCCGTTCAGGAGCGGGTACTTCCCAGTTCGGTTTTGTGTTTTCTATCATTCGGGTTTCCTTATCCATTCGATCAGTGTTCACGGTTAATTCATTCAGCTTCGTTCTTACGGCCGTCCACTAATTAATCCCGTAAAAATTACAGAACTCGATATACGTCAACCTTCGCCATCCTCTTTTCAGCCTCGGCGTCCACCTGACCGGGTGGTGAAAGCCGTTTTCCTGAAAAAGCGATCTACTGTTTTCATCCTCGTTTTTATCCCATCCCGCGGCCGGGTCTAATGGACGAATCGGTAGAGCCAGAAACGGCCTCAGCCGCCTGTACACATCACCGGCCGTCTCTATCGTTAGGCGTGTTTTCAGCGGTTTTATGGCGTGTCGATGACAGTAACTCGGCGTTGATTTTAACTCGATCATTGTTCCTCACCCTTTCGTCATTCCCCATCCTCCGGTAATCGAAGCTCAGCCCACCAATCGGGATCACTATAATAATGAGTCTCTAATTCCAAGTCTAAAATCCATGCCTTCGCCTTCTTGCTGGCTGGCAACCAATCTCTTTGTGAATAATGGGCAACCAACGGATACCCAGGATATGAACCATTTTCCCATATTCCGATGATTAACCGCCCGTCCCTCGGCGGTTCCTTATCGCTGGACAGGTACCACGGCCCGGTGGCACAATTGCATCGCTCTTTAATCATTTCTCACCCTCCGGATCCACTGCCTTTGTGATAACCCCGGCAAGCAGTTTCCCCACTTACTCATTTCTCGCTATCGCCGCATTCGCCCACATCACCGCTTCTTCAAGCTTCATAATCGCCAACTCTCTCTCACGACTATCAGGACACAGTCTCACTATGAACTCCGCCATTTCCTTCCCTTCAGCCCTCAACCTCTTATAGCGATTCAACCGGTCACCTTTCGGGGCATGATAAGAAAACCTTTTCTCCGACTCCGTCTCATCTATTACATTACTCATTTCTGATAGGGCATCATGGCTGAGAAAGTATCTTGACGCTTCTCCGTATGCCCATAGCACAAGACACCAGAACACAAAAACTACAAGTAGAGTCACCAATCTATTTACCTTTCTTTCTACCATCATCACCTCTCCATGCTCATCGGCCCACCGGTATTCTTCTGCTCCGTAATCATCATTATTCCGTCTCCAACGACAATCAGGTCACCCCGCCTTTATTTTTCGGCCCCCGTAACGCGGACTGGATTGATTTCATCGATCTTCAGTGATACAACCACGCACTCACCACCGTTCAACGCATTCCACAGATCTTCTCCGCTCTTGGTATGTAGAGCATAAAAAAGATCAACGTGGACCACGGCAAATAGCATACTGTAGTGCTCGTCCCAAATTTCGATCATAGATCTATCTCTATTGTTGGGTTTTAAAATGGTCTGCATTGCTCTTCTTCTTTCTCACCCCCCGGATTCACTTGACATCTTTTCCTCTTTCAAAATGCTTTCTCGTCCCGTGGTCTTTCCCAACTCTTCTCCGTCTTCTTCATCGCCTCAGCGACGATATCGATGTTGAGACCGTTTGCAACACCGATCAGACGTATTAAAACATCGGCAAGCTCTTCGGCAAAATTCTCGCGATCGCCGATCCTGAGAGCCCCGATTGCCTCGTGACACTCGCCCGCCAGCAAGGCGAGTTTGACGACAAGCTTATAAGGATTTTTCGGTCTCTTCTCGTCTTCAGGCCAATCCTCGATTGAGACAGTACTCCAACCTTTGATCCTCTCAACCCTTACGATCTCCCTGTGAAGCTCTTCAAAGAGCTTGCCCTCAAAATTCATCTGTCTTTATTCTCAACAATCAAAAAGTTATACTCACCAGACGGATCTGGGATTTTGTACCCCGGTTTACAACCCCCACAATAGTCCATGCAGGGCATCAGGTCGTCTATCCCGCAACCGCACTCGCCGTTAATATTGTAAAGACCGTCATAACCGTGATCTTTCAGCCAATCTTTGATAATAGTTTGAATATCGAGAGTATTTGCCTTTCTACTCATTTTAAACTCAGCTCTGAAACGATCATTGCCTTGAATTCGTCAAAACCGGCAGCTTGAATCGCCCCATACCTGTCGCAGACGATGTCCACATTTCCTTTCTTCCAGTATTCTTCCGGGCAAAGAACAATAATGGGAGACTGACGGTTCACAGACAAGCCCAACTCCAAAAGGGTAATAGGCGATTTCGTACCCGGCTGGAAACACATCGCGATTAGATCCGCCCTTTCAAGGCCCTCAAGCTCCCAGGTAACCTGCTCCACGAACTGAGGATTCTCGATGCTCTGCTCCCAAGACGAATCCCAGTCATCTCGACGCGGGTTAAGGATGGTGACGTCAAAATCCTTTAATGCTTTTTCTACCTCGGATCGCCAATCCTCGACCTTCCCCATTTCGATGCTACCGGCAAGGAATACCGTAGCCTCATCGTAGAAGTTAACCTTTCTCGGTGGTTTCACTACCTTTGCCATTTTTCTCCCTGTGACAGTCTCCGCCTTCTAATCTTTCAATATTTATAGATTTCCCATATGCCCCTATGGCTTGATTAAAAACAAATGGTGCGAATCTGCCGAGTGAGATTCCTGCCCGTTCTGAGAAATTCCACACCGACATCCACAATCCGGTCCAGGGCATTAGGAGCATCTTCTTCGTAGCGATCTTAAAAAGAATCATCCTCTCCCTCACCTCCAACCTCTTAGCTATGCGTCGGTTACCTTTTCGACCGAACGACCCCCCTCGGACCGCTACCGGATGGAGGTTCCCCGCCGTGCCCGTTCGGCTTCATCCCCGACCTCCGGCGGTTCCGGCTTGCGATCTGCGTAAACTTCCAGAGATATGATACCAGCAGCCATGCCGGGTGACCGATCCAACCCCGATGGGAGCATAGGTCACAGTAATACCTGTACGGCCTACCGCCCGGCCTCACCTTCCAGTACCAGCCCCATCCTTTACATTCCGGACAAACCATAATCCACCCATCGGCTTAACGCCTTCCCGCCCATCGGCTTAACGCCTTCCCACCCATCGGCTTAACGCCTTCCCACCCACATTTTAGCTTTTCCTTAACCTCTTCGTCGGTCATCGCCTCCGGCCCGTCCCCATCATTCATCTATACACCGACTGTCTCCGCTTCCACGCCGAGTAGAGCATGTCGACCTTGGCGTCTACAAAATCTACAACCAAGGCCCGATCCTTATTCGGTGCCGGTCTCGACACCCTACCGATCGCCTGCAGCGTCCTCGGTCCTCCTGAAATGGGAGATACCAGGAAAAGGAGGTCCCATCCAGGTACGTCTATACCCTCCCCCAGTAGATGGATGGTCGCAATCGTTAAACGTGCCCCGGCCCGAACTGTGGATATCGCCCGGCGTCTTTCAACCTTCGAAAGTTGCCCGGTGATCAGGACGGGTCGAAGATCGGCCAGCCGGTCAGCCAGGATGTTGGCGTGCTCAATCCGATCGGTCAAGATTAAGGCGTGGGAATCCGGGGTCACCCTCCTTCGAACTTCACGTTCGATGTGCCCGTTACGCTCGGGGTCCCGGCTCAGATCGGCGATCATCCTCGGCCATTCACCGGCATCCTTGATGTCGTAATAATAGTCGGTACCGACCGATTCAACACGTGGCCATACCATCCGGCCGACCGCTTCCACCCCTTGACGTGTAATCCTCGCCGATTTATCACCGATGACGCGCCACATTAAAAATTGAAATCCGTCCTTCCTCCACGCCGTCGCCGTGAAACCGTACCGGTACCTGGCCGGTAATTGATTCAACAGCCTGGCCCAGGTAAAGGCCGGGGAATGGTGGCATTCATCGACCAGGACGCCGCCGAAGTATGAACGGATCTCACGCAGGTCCCTCCGGGCCAGCGTCTGGATCATACCCACCGTCACCTGTCCGAGCTTTTCCTTACCGGCACCGATGACCCCCGGTTCAATCCCCAGCCAGGACCGGCAGCGGTCCACGGTCTGATTTAGCAGTTCAACGGTGTGAACCAAGATCAGGACATTGGTCTGTAGGTGTGGAACGGTCGAAAGTAAGATGTTGGTCTTACCGCTACCGGTCGGGGCTTCCAGGACGCCTGTCGGCCGTCGCAGCAGATCGGCCAGCGCCTCCGCCTGGTAGGGGTATAACTCCCCGTTAAAACCGTCGCACGGGACCGCGGTGGGAGGACAGACCGTCAGGTCCCTCACCTCGAAACGTAAACCGTTATCGTTCAACGCCTTAACGACTGAACGGTAATAACCGCGTGGTAACCTTATACCCCCGTCGTCCAATATATCCACCAGGGAAACGATCCTAGGGGTCTTGCCGGTCCACTTCCCCAACCTCAACAGCGTGTCAAACTTCGGATTGTTAAACCGGTTTTCACTGACGAACCTGGCTTTCAAAAAGTCGGGAAGACCGTTGACGGTAATCTTAGATTCAAGCTCTATCACAATCATCGCGTGTGCCGCCCCGTCGTCCATTCATACTGTAAAACGCCGCCATCCTTTACAAACCCGATCCGTCTATTCCTGATTAACGGCCTACCGTTTGCGTCATACAGGATCGGCGTCTCACCCTCCTTGACGTAGACGACGATACTTCCAACCGAGGTCGTCCAGACCTCCTCATCCTCCCACCGGCCTGCCGGACGCCTCATATCCATCACTCAGGCTGCTCCAGGAAATCGGAGATCATATCCAGGACGGATCGCCTACATACATAACCGGGCACGGGTGCCGGTCCCTCCCTCGGCTCGATGTGCCTATACGGGTTCTCCGTCAGCTTTAACTTTGGAGGTTTGTTCATCCGATCGGCCAGCATACACACCAATGACAACGTCTGGACGGGTTCCTGCCCACCGACGTCGATCAGGTCAAACGACTCCGGATAAACAAGGCTGGAATAATGCACTATAGCCTGGCAGACGTCGTCCACGTGGCTGTAATACCGGCTGGATAGACCGTAATCGTAAAGTTGGATCTCGCTGCCCTCCCGGAGCTTACGCCATGCCTCATATAGGAACATATTCTTCCGCTGCCCCGGCCCTAGAACGGTGAAAAGCCTTAGGACGATCACCGGGACCCCCGCGTTGATCTTGAGCATCTCCTCCATCGCCCTCTTGGAGGCCCCATAATAGCTCTTCTGATGCTTGGCTGCCGACGTGGAAGCCACGATCATTGCACGCGGCCATCCGAATTCCTCATTGAAATCGTTACAGATCTCCTGCAGCTGAAGGGTAGATAGAACGTTGGCCCGGACGTATCGATCGTATTCAAGATATCCGTGCCTGACCCCGGTTTCGGCAGCCAGATGGATCACCACGTCCGGCCTGGCCGCCGACAGTTCACCGACGACCCGCTCCCGATCTAGGAGATCCTGGCCGTCCTTCCTGTCATACACCCCGACCGGGTTCCGGATATATGAGGAGATAAGGCGACGACCGATAAAACCACGATGACCGGTTATCCAAGCTTTAATCGTACTCATATACGGTTAACGGATCCGGGCTCGAAGGCTCCATTTCAGCGACGGAGGACCACATCGGTGGATTAATTGGTCCTCCCGCGTTTGACCGTTCTCCTGTCTACCCCCCTCTGCCAGAGGAAAATCTGCTTCATCGTAAACCAGAATCCACAGTTCTCGTACATGGTCACCACCGCACGCCTACCCGATGAATCGGGCTCGCGCAGCATGTTAAAGGTATAGTCGGCGTCCATACGGGTCCTGCGGATGTAGATCTTCCGGGCACCGCTATCATCCTCATACCGGATTACAAACGGAACCTTAAACGGGCTCCTCATGGCGATCCCATCCCACAATCCACACAAAACCGGCGGACTTCGTCCTCCCCGGAGGCATCCATACCCACCGCCGTCACCGTCCAAACGCCGTCGCGCCTCTCCAGTAAGACGTGTTCCGCCCCGAACCTGGCCTTAAGCTGGGCCTCGTATGCCCGCCTCTTACATGGACCCACACTCCCGATCCGGAGGACGACGGTCCTCCTGCCGTCCTCCGTGTCCGGTCCACGATCGAATACATTCCCCGTCACGGTATCCCGCCCGTCCTCAGTTTAACGTTATACTCCCAAACCCTACGGCTGGCTATTAACGCGGTCCTACAATCCACCAATCGTGCAAACTGCCGGTCCCGCTCCTTAACGTCGAACCTCGGCCGGGCACCCCCAGATCGAAGCTTCCCCTCCGCCCTGGGGAGATCGAACACGGCAATCATGAGGCATCGTTCATATAGGTTCATGATGCCCCTCGGCCGCTGGACTATCTGGAACTCCCCGATAAAGTCACCCGGCTTACAGTCGCCCGGTAAACGTGGATCGAGCCTCATATCATATGGGTTGCATTGCCGATGTTCCTCCACCGGCGGGTCCTGGGCCGTCATAAGCCCGGTCAGCAGCAGTAAAACCGGGACGATGCCCGCCTTCATACCTCTACCGTATCTCATCCCCCGGTTCCACCTCCTGGATGCGGTCGGCGTCCACCCAGTGGCAGATCCGGGCGTATTCACACTCAATGCCCGCATCGTCAAGTCTACTCCTCTTTAAGGCGTCGTTGTGCGCCTTGATCACCCGGGCCTTGACGTTCCCGACCCCTTCACCGTGTTCAATACGACCGGCCAATCCGCACGTCTGACATTGCCAATATCGGATGACGCTCTTCATCCCTCCTTACCTCCATCAACCGAGATCCTGTCCTGGACGGCGTCTACAACCCTGCCGAACTGCCCGGCTATTACAACCACCGTCTCCAACAGCAGTACGACCGGCCAGAACATCACATGGAGCCCCATCCACGCGGCCTTTTCCATACCGACCGTCAGGGTGTAGAATAAGGCCCAGCCGACGCCGATCACAAAGTACAGTAGCACAGCCAGGACCCAAAGAACTGATTCCATCTGTCTCATCCCTCCATTCTTACCGGATTCTGAATCCAGAATCTGATACTATAGTACAACCATGCGACGTCATCCCTGTCCTCACCTCTCGACGGTATCATATAGAACCCATCGCCCCCCTCGGGATCGTCAACCGGACCGACATCTAAGAGCCCCCCGTCCCGTTCATCTGTAATCGTTCCAAACGGTACAAATAGGAATATCACCTGCCGTCGTCGAAACGGGGGCAGCAGGACGACGCCGATCTCGTCCACATCGATGCCGTTCCTGTCTATGATGTCGCAAACGGTCGCTATACCGTCCATACTCCAGACGCAGAAAGGATAATGCCCAACCCTTCCCTGCAGGTATCCCATCAACCTATTCCTGATGACGTCCTCCCTCACCGGGCCGTTCAAAAATTCGCTCCTGAGCGTCTCGATGATCTTGAGGAACATCGGATGATTCTGAATCTCTAACGCCTGCTCAACATCCATAATTAAAACGCAAACGGTCGTCTGCCCTCCCGCCTTGATTCAAACCGGTCTAGGACCGCCACAGTCGCATCCGGCGCATCGTCATGTGCACTCGGGTTCGGAAAATCGTCAAATTGACTGAAGTATGTAAACGACAGGTTTTTGTCGAATACCACCCTACTGTTGATCACCGGCTGAGCCTTCATTATCCGTTGTACCTTGTTTTTACTCTGTGAGAATAGCTTGAGCGGAAGCGCTACCCCACGCTCCTTGGCCCTCTGCTGGAGGTACGGCCTGATCATCCCCCATCCGCCGTTATCCTCATACCAGAGCTTCGAAACCGGGTATCGTTCCAGGAGGTCCAACGCCGCCTCCACCTGTCCTTCCGGTTTATCCTTCCTAATATAAGCGGCGCAGACGAAGTACCAACGCCTCATCCCCTCATACGGCTTACGGACGACATCGGTCCAGGCCTTCACCTTCAGCGCCTTTAACAGTTTGTCTATATGTTCAAACTTGAACTGCCGGGTAGCCACTATCACTATACAGGGGTAGTCCGAATCCCTAACCGCCGTCACCCCCGGATCGGACGGGTCCCACCATCCCACGACCTGGAATCCCTTAAGGTTTAGCCTCCGGTGGTCAAACCGCATAAAGGCGGAGGAATCGTAGATCACATCCTCCTCACCTTTGTCAAGGTTTAGAAACTCCAACGCAAAATCACGCTCGGATCCCATCTCCTCCTTCTTCCGGTCAAGTACCTCCTTGGGCCATCTTTCCGGCCACAACGCCGAGCCGTCCTTCTTGGTGTTACCGATTACAAACTCCAGGCCTTGCGGTCTGGGAAGATTGATCGCCTGATACAGCTTACCGTCCCAGTTGGGAGATTTCAGCAACTTGGCAATTAGGGATTCTTTGTGCATGAGGTTGCCCACTACAAAGATGTCACAGTTTTCGCCGCCCAGGTTAAGAATCGTCCTCCGGAATCGACGTGCCAGCTTCTCCCGCCGGAAGAACGTGGCTACATCCTCCTCATCCTGTGGATCGTCGATGATCATGGCATCCGGCCTGTACTGCTTCATCTTTAAACCTCGGAATTTAGACATGATGCCCCGACATTCGACGGTAGCCCCGGAAACCAGCCTCATCCTATAATCGGTCCAGCTGATGAACTGTCCTTTGAAATCAAGCATCGGTCTGAGATGCGGAAAATCGCTTAACAGTTTCTCATTGCTGGATTTTACCTCGGTCTCCCCTGGAACGACTTGAGTGTTGGGTTCCAACTCATCCTGTAGAGCGGAGTAATGCGGAAAGATGGCGTCATGGGTAGACCCGAACAGGACTATATACCACTTTAACCGGTATGCCAGCCAATATAGGGGGGCTGCAACGATCATAAAGGTCGACTTGCCGAACTCCCGGGGCTCGGCCCGGACCACCCTTAACCTTCGATTGACCGCTCCACACTCGATCAGCGATATGAGATCGTGGTGATGCTCCCCGAACGGTTTCGTGAAATGATGCGGTAGGTATTCCTTACAAAACTCCTCGAAGTCCCGACAGCGGTCAATCCGCTTTCGCTGTCGGACGCTTACCCTGCCCCTTTTTAACCCCTGGACGGCCGGGCTTATACTCAGCGGCGATGAAATCCCGGTCTCCGTTATTAAGACGTCACCGAGCCTCATGCCTCGCCTCTATTTACACCACGCGGAATCTCTATCAGTTTGGGCAGGCAGCCCGAGAACCGGATGCATGTGTTGATGTCATCGAGGACCGCCGGTGTGACCTCCTTCAGCGTTACCACATGGAGGTCAAGATTAATGTCCGGGCGGTTCCTGCAGACGTCCTCCAGTAAAAGGCGTCTCCTATCGACGGTCCGCCACGATCCATGGCCCAACAATACGGCCGGTGACGACGATAGATCAAACAGGACGGACAGGCCGTGTATATGATGGAAATCATTCCCGTCGAAGTAATGGACGACGTCGTTAATCAGGTAGTATTGGTACCGGGTCAGTCCTCTTTTGTCGGTGGTCCGGTCAATGACGAGATCCTCGCCACCCATTTCGGTCTTACGCGTATCCATGAATCCCCCCATATCGTGAAGTTAAACTTATCCATACCTTGTATTAATTCCTTTAAGTGAGTAAGGACGTAGCATATAAAGGTGAACAGCAACAGCCAATAGACAAATCCCGCCATCGAAACCGGAAAGGTCCAGGCCCAGAGAAACCAGACGGTCATGAGAAATAGGACGGCGGATGTAAGCAACGCCGCCAGGAACACCCACGCCTGGATAAACAGCACTACGCACACCCGTAAGAGCAGCTCCTTATGAGTCTTGATTACGTCTCTCAGCATCGCACCTGTCACACTCCCCTGGACGTGGATCCCGCCGCTCGGGCTCCGGCGATTCCTCCGCCCCTATAATACGGCCCCTGACGTCGTACACGGTCTCCTCGTCGCAGGCATGATCCGCCTCAAACGCCAGCCTCCGGTAGTCAAATCCGTTCAACTCCCTCCTGTCCTCCTCTCCTCCGTCGTTACCCGGGGTCTCTACATTTTCGGTCAATGCCAGTACGGCTCCGGCCGTGCCGGGCATCTCCGATTTCAAATCCTCCTCCGATTCAAAGACCAGGCACACACCGACGGCCTTGGTCCTCTTGATGAAGCATTTTAGCCCCCTGAGCTCGCCCGGAGGTATGGGACCGGCTCCCCAGGTCTCCCAGGCCGCAGACAGCTTATCCCATCCATATATTTTTAATCCTAAAATCATACCACATCAGATCCGGGAGGTTAAACCCGCTTTCTATCTACGATGATTTCGGTAGGTGGTCCGTGGTCATCACCAACGGTGGTTTCTCGATCCTCTTCCTCAGGGATTCGTGCCTGTACGGGTATGCACGGATGATCAGTTTACACCTCTTACATTGATCGATGATCAACCCGATCTCAGGTCCGAGGACGCCCTTACTCTCCGTCCTCCAGAGGTAGGAGACGCAACCGCAGACCAGTTTGGTAGGTGGCTCGTCCGGCTTTTTGTGTGGGTCTAGTTTATGTGTTTCGATGAGGATTCCTCCACGATCTTGTTAACATGCGAATCGTCGATCTGGATGCCGTCCCAATCCGCTTCGATCTTAACCAGGACGGCTTCGTCCTTGACGTGTTTGGCTACGACCAACCCCACCTGCTCCATGATCCGTTTAAACGTCGCCAGGGATATGGTCCTCTGCTGCCGGTGCTTCTGGATCTTATCCACAATGTCGGCGATGGTCCGAATTATCCTAGAGGCATCGGCGATGTCCACGATCTTATGCGGCTTCCTACTCGGGTTCGGGGTCCCCCAAGAGGCGTGCCAGGCAATCAGGGCTTCCGAGAACTCGTCGTATCGCTCGATGAAATCGATCAGGATGGCCCGTTGGAGCTCCAGTTCAGGGATGAGGTCCAGGGGGTCCCGGTCCTCGGCATGCTTGATCACGTCGATCAGTTCCCTGAACCTGGCTCTATCGATTACGCTGTATCGGCCGGTTATCCGTGGTGTGCTCCCGCCGTGGAGCTTACATCGGCCCTGGCCCAGATGGTCGGTCCCCCAACCTGCCTCATGTTGGCAGTATTTAGTGTGGTAGATGTTCCTGGCGTTACATTTAGTATCGGGCGGTTTAAGAGGTAGATTGCCCATCTTCCTCTTGCGTTTAGTATCCTTAAACCTGACGAACTTTTCGTCGCTCTTATCCTTCTTCGGTCTGTATGGGTGACTCCCCGTGTCACCTGGTTTTAGCTTACCCATAGCAAGATCAATGATAAACCGGAACACCCCATCCAGAAATGGAACCTATAAAAGAGATCCTCGCTTTCAATACGTACGCTGATCTTAAGATTTCGGAACGCGCACAAGGACGAGACTGAAAGCAACAATACCTCCAATATCTGCATAGGCTCAACCCCTAAGGCCCCACCACCTTGGTCGGGGTAGTGGACATCCTTTCCAGCTGTTTAACCCGCTCCCCCCCGGGCACCGGCATCGATGGAGTATTCGGTTTCACCGACCCATACGACTCACCGGCATTCACCTCGGCCACCCAATCATTAACGTTCCTGACGAAGTCCCGTATATAGTCGACCACCTGCTCATCCTCGGTCGGCATCCGAAATTTCAACATCGGGAGATCCCATCGTCGAGAACCGTTACCCCGTCCCGGTCTGACCTCGGCCCCGTCCTTTAACTCCTCGACCAACTTTTTAGACGGCTTAACGGAACCGGGCTCCATGACCCATACCAAGGCTACGGTGGCCCCCATCAGAGCATAATAGGTGGGAGATGTCTCCGGGACGATGGCCTTGATTATTTCGAGAACTTCCAACTCCCGCTTCATGTCGACGATTTCTGGAATGCGAGATTTATTCATATCGGCCCTACCTTCCTCAGTGACGGGACGTTCTACGCCGTCGGCGGTTCATATATGAACAGGTCCGTTTCCCAGGGCTGCCCTGCCAGTTAGACCGGGTCAGATTTGATGTACCGTGATGCCCCAGTCCCTCAACACCGAGAGTGATTCCGGCCTGATGACGCCCGTTACCGCGTCGGCACCCTGGCTTTCAACCCGGACAAAATGTTTCTGTAGGATTTCTGCATGCCTCGGCTGGGATAGATTGGCCGTGACTCGGACGGTTTTATGGCTACTCCGAATGCGGACCGACCTTGAACCACAGGCTCTGCAGGGCACCCCGGTAGCCTTCTGCCGGTGCCCACACTCCAGACAGATTAAATACGGACCGTCGGTAATGGCCATAGATCCTCCTACCGACCATTACGTCCGTTCTGGGCACTCAGATTCCTGAGAGCTTGTCGGATCTCCCCGATCTGCTCATTCATCTGGGCCTCTACCTGCTTGATGGAGGCCTGCAACTTGTCGTCAAATCGGGCGGACAACCTCCGTTCAACGGCCTGTTGAACCTCGGTCATGTAGGCCTGTTCACGCCGTTCCATCCCCTTGACGGACTGACCCACGGAGCGTAGGATATCCCTCTTTACCTCCTGGATATATTCCGAGGTATCGGAGATCTTACCGAGCAGCCTGACTTCCAGCGCCCTGATCGTCTCATCAAGATTGTCCGCCATCAGCACTCTCCCCATTGCTACCAGTGAATTTCCTATTTTTGCTAGCATGGGCATACCTCCTTAACTGTGCCTTCGGCGTACCTATGGCGGATTGAACGGCACAACCGATCGTACCCCTCTTATCGAGAGCCAACATCACCTGGTGACTGATCGACCGTGTACGGCTTAGCTTTCCCTCATCCAGGAAAGGAATCACTTCCTCCTCTAGGTCATATTCCTTGGCCCTACACCAGTCCAACACATCTCCAACCGTGATGGAGCATATCACCCTGTCCCGATCGACGTCCAATTTCCAAATCTCCTCTTGTATTTCTTACGCACGCCGAGCGTAAATCCGGCTGTACCCATCGGCGTAGACTATTTTGAGTATATTTGGAATCCTGGACGTCAACGCCGAATTATGGGAGATCGCAAAGACCGTCCCCCTCCTCCTCGCCTCCCCCTCAAGTAGATCTACAAACGTAGAGATCCCGGCTTCGTCCAATGAAGCATCGATCTCATCAAAAACGGATATGTTCGAACCTCCCCACATGGTCTCAACCAGGGACTGGAATGAGAGTGCCACACAGAGGTCAATCCGCTTTGACTGTCCACCCGAGGAGGCCAGGTAGGAACCGGCCCTCTTCGGTATGTCCACAACCACATCGATACGGTCCTTGGCGGATTTCTGAAACTTAACCGATATCTCCCCCCCGGTCAGGATTCCGGAGAAGTATTCGAGCTTCAGATTTAGGAAATCCACCACCTGTGAATAGCAGTACTCCTTAATTCCCCTTTCCGAAAAACCCGTCATCCAGAAACGCAGGTACCACAAGAGGTTCTGAATCTCCTCGATCCTGTCATCCATCTCATCGATCCCGTCCATCTTCGCCTTAATCTGGGTCGATACCGTCTTCCTGTCCTCCTCCAACTGCCGTTTAACGGTCCGGTTCCCCTTGATCCGGTTATCCAGTTCGGTTATCTCGGCGTTCAGCTGGGCTTGCCGCCGCTGAAGACCGGCCAGGACGTTCAACGACCCAACGTCGTCCCGGTCACACTCGGCCATCCCGGCTTCCAATTCCGCCCTCTCCGCCAGAAGTACGTCCAGTTCCTGTAACTCCTCCCTCAACCTGTCGATCTTGTACGCGATGGCCTTCCGATCGTTCTTGAGCCCCTTGATCACATCACCCATTAACGATCTCTGCTGCTTGATGTGTTCCTCGGTAAACGGACGTTTACACTCCTTACACACCCGCCCCGGTTTAATCTTTACCAACTCCTCCTGCTTCGCTTCCAACGATCCGTCAACGGTCTCCAGCTTCGTTTCAAACCTTGAAATCTCACGCTCCAGCTCGATTTTGTTCTCCGGACCGGCTATGATTTCCTTTAACCGATTATCCAACTCCCGTTTCCGTCTGAGATTGTCGTCCCGCCGTGCGGTCTCCGTCTCGATGTCCCGGTTTACCGCGTCTAACTCCTCCCGTCTGTCCTCCCGTTCCCGTTCCAGCTTAGCCGTCGTCCTAAGCACCGATTCCTGTTCCTTCAACTTTCCGTCTATATCCTCCTGCCACGCCCGAAGACCGGCAAGCTCGGACTCCTCGTTCTCCCGCCGCCGCTTCAAATCTTCAAGTTCGGACTCCAACCCGTCCTTGTCCGCCTTAACGCGTTCCCGTGCCTTGGTAAATCTATCCAGCCTAAGGAAGGATTCAAGGACCTTCCTCCGTTCTGCGTCCGTACATTGGGTGAACCGCTTAACGGCCCCCTGCCCGAAGATCATCGAATTGATCAGCGACTGATAGTTCAGACCGAGCAACTCCACTACCTTAGTCTCGGTCTCCTTGATGCTTTCACCGGATAGGTCCTCGGACCCCCGTTTCAGGATGAGGCCGTTCCCGTGCTCCGAATCCCTCCTATACCTGATGACCGAATAGGACCTGCCGTCGACCTCAAGATCGACCTGGACCATACAGTCGGCTTTGGTCTGCCGGTTGACCACGTCGTCCATCTTAAACTCCGCGGAGTCCCTACCGAATACGACCTGCCGGGCGGTCATCCCGAACAGGCACCACGGGATCGCATCGGTCAGCAATGCCGATTTTCCAGAACCGTTCGAATCTGCGCTTGGGGAATCGTAATTCTTACCGACCACCAGTACCAGCCCCCGGTCGGCCAGGTCAAGTTCGGCCTCCCTGAAGCTGAAAAAATTCCTCACTGTAAGACGGGTGAACCTCATACCTCCTCCAGGTAGTACAGTCCGATTTCAAGGACGCCCCTTGCCGTTTCTTCATCCTCGACATGACCGGCCACATATTCAGCCAGGATGGTCGATTCGTCCCAGGCCCCGACCTCGACCGTCCTGCCGTCATCCTCCTCCCGGTATTCGATCAGGATGTTGGTGTATCTCTCCTTCAACTTTTGTGCCTCGGCCACCCTGGCCGGGTCCCGCAGCCTGAACCGGACAAAGACGTCCCAGGTCGCCCGACCGGCATCGAATATATCCTTCATCAATCCTACCGTCTCATCGAAGTTCTCATCCGTGGCGGTCATATAGATCGGGCCGTCCTCGTACCAGACCGGTTCCGATACCCCGGTATCGGTATCAAACTTCCACACCCCCCGGTTCTGACCGGCGTCACCGAAGTTAAATCCATACGGCGCACCGACCATTATGATCTCCGGTTCCGCCCGATTCAGTGCCCGTGGTATGTGGATGTCCCCACAGAAACAGACGGTATAGCGGTGCTGCCTCATCCATTCCCGGAGGTCCCGTTCAACGATCCCCTTTTCAGCCCTCTTACCTGACTCGAACTTAGCACCGACGATGTTCTCATGGATCATTAAAATCCGCCGTGCCAGGCCCCCGGTGTTGCGGTCGATGCCGCTCCCACCTTTAATTGCCTCGGCCGCAACACCGGCCGGGATCCCCGAGATGATCAGGTCCTCATCCCCCGCCGTGAGGTTAAAATGGGTAATCGGCGTGCCGTCCAGTACCTTCAGATTATCCAACGCCTGGCCCAGGACATAGATACTGTGGATCGAATCGTTCGACCTGGAATACCTGTCGTGGTTGCCCGGGATTACAAGCATAATCCGGCCTTCCAGGAACCTGCTTAACTCATCCAACGTTCGGTTATACAGCGGAATCGAAATGGCGGTCCTCTGATCGAAGAGGTCGCCGCAATGGAGGATCACGCTCGAATCCCATCGCGCCATCTGCCGGTCAAGCCAGTTTAGGAATTCAAACCCGGCTTCCGCAGCCGTGGTCAGCCCGTCCGATAGGGGTCGGCTGAACATGCCGGTGGTCCTGAAATGCCAGTCGCCGGTCACGGTTATGATCACTGTATCGTCCTCTTCTTCCTGTCGATCAAGGTCTTCTCCAACCGATCGATGACGTCTTCCCGGAGTACATTACCCCTCTTTTCGATGAATTCGACCAACCAATCCTCATCCTGATAGGCCAGCCATGTCGGGCTGATGTCCCCGCTGTTAACGTGCAGCGCTATGACGTCAAAATAATCGTCGGAATCCCTCCGGATCAGGCCGTGTGTAACCATCAGCCGGTCTACCATGGCGTCGGAGGCCTCAACGGCCTTCCTCTCCAGCTTTTCGGCGTTGATGACGTCCAGGGTGTCCGCCCTGCCGATGTAACTGATGAACCTATCCACCGCTCCCCCGGTCGCCATGGCTCCCGGCGGTGGATACGGCAGGTGGAACAACTTGAGACAGGTACTCCGGTTCAACAACTGGAACTGGACCTTAATCCAGTAGTCCGGCTGTACGTCCAGTTCCAGCACGATGTCCGCGGTCTCCAGGAAGGCGGATCGCTGTCTCTCCACCCAGTTGATCCGGAATTTAGCGTCCGGGACCCTCTTCGACAGATGCCTCATATAGGCATACCTCAACCTGTTGGCCATGATCGGTCTTTTAAACTTCTCCATCGCTTTCACGGTATGGCAGATCCCGGGGGGGTGACCGGCTTTCACGCGAGGTCGTCCGCGATTTCTCTTTAATCTGACAAATGGCGTCCAATACCTGTCGATGCGTACCTTGCTGTTGTCTCAGCACGGAACAACGCTTAGCGACAGCAAGACGTGACGGGTCCCTACCCTTCTTCGAAGCCTCCCCCGAAATTCTCCGGGTATACCCTTCTCGTTTAGAGAAGGGTACCCCCCGAGTCAAATTCCCATCATTCCGTCCCCCCCACTGCTCCATCCCGTCTCCGGATGAAAGTCGGTCCTCCCCCCGGGATCCGTCGTTGTATGCGTGTATATATAGATTTTGACGGTACCCTTTTTCAAAGTTTAGACTTCCCGGACCCGGGGAAGCCCGTTCCCGGAGCCGCTGCATTTTTAAAGCGGCTCCGGAGGGAAGGTCACCATATCGTCATATATTCAACCAGAGCGACCAAATGCGGCATCAACACCGAAAGGCAACGCCTCAAGCTGCTTAGACTTATGAAGGACGCCCTTGACGAATACGGCATGGTTTACGATGAGATCTCCGAGGATAAACCCCCGTGGGACATCCTCATCGACGATCGGTGTATCCGGTTTAAAGGTTCCTATGCCGACGTAGCCGATGAGATGAAGGAATTTCGCCCCTTGGACTGGTCGGCCTGCGACGGATCGATGGATGACACGTTCAATGTGAGGTAGGAAGAGATGGTAAAAAAGGTTACCGATTCGAAGACCGTCAAGGACATCATGGCCCGGATTGAAAAGAAGTATGGCTCCGGGACGATCTCAACCGGGATGAACTGGAGCATCGATCGGATCTCTACCGGGATACTGGCCGTCGATCTCATCACCGGTGGCGGTATCCCGGTTTCGAGGATTACCGAGGTCTTCGGAGATCCGTCAACCGGTAAAACCCTCCTCGCCCTACAGTGGCTCTCGGTGGTACAGAAGTCCCAAGGGACCGCCGTTTACATCGCTACCGAGGATGACCCGGACCCGGACTGGGCAGCCGGTACCGGTCTTGACGTTAAAGATCTGATATACATCCGTACGAAATTTCTGGAGGAGATCTACGACATCATCCAACTGATCTGCGAATCCCACCAGAAGGAAAACCCGGATCGATATCTCGGGATCGTCCTTGACAGCATAGCCAACGCCGAATCGAAGGAGATGATCGATACCGACGTGGCCGACATCGGGAGGACGATGAACCTGGCCCGTGCCAAGGTCAACGCGGACGGTATGCGCCGGATAGCCAGAATCCTCCCAAAAACCAGAATAGCCGTCTGGATGGTCAACCACATGCAGAAATCGATCGATCCTTATGCGTCCATGTTCAACACCCCCGGTGGAACTATGGTTAAGTATAATGCGGCACTCCGGCTGGCCCTATATGGAATCAAACCGGAGGACGCCGGAATCAGGATGAGGGTCAAGGTTATAAAATCCAAGATCTGCCCACCCGGTGGAAAGGTTGAAATCATCCAGCTGAGATCGTCCAAGGTCAATTGGTACTCCGGCTTACTCCCACTGCTCGTCCGGTATGGACACGTTAAGGCATTGGCCGGTGGTTGGTATGAGATGGATGGAAATAGGTTCCAGGCTGGTAAGGCCGACGATCATCTCGGCTTCGAACGCTTCCTCGGTGATCATCCGGAGATCCTACGGAAGATCTTAAACCTGAAATATATAGAGGGGAGGATGGATGATGACTAAAAGGAGTACCCGGAAGGGGGCGAACTTCGAACGGAGGATAGCAAAGATCCTCCGCAACGTGTGGGGAATACCCCTGGAGCGGACGCCGCAGTCCGGCGCATGGGGGAAGATGCGGACCAAAGGAGATCTGGTCGCCCCGCCGGAGATGGATTTTAGCCTACACGTCGAGTGTAAAAACCAGGAGGGGTGGAACCTCGATATGCTCTTCACCGACAGGGGGAAGATCCTCCAAGACTGGTGGAGGCAATGCACGACACAGGCCGAGGAGGAAAGACGGGAGCCGCTGTTGATCTTCAGTAGGAATCTACGCCCGGTTTACGTCCGCCTCCTCCCCTCAAGGCCGGACTGGACGGAGGCGATACTCAAGACCGGGGAGACGGTGATGGTGCTGCCGGACGGGTCCTACGTTATGACCCTGACGGCGTTCCTCAAGGCGTTCCCGGAAGCCCCGACGGATACTCGACACGACACCTAGGGTGTGTTATACTAAAGGAGATGGAAACCGAGGAGATGGTCGGGCTGATAAGGGAGTATAGGGAGAGCGGCTCAAACGAGACCCTGGGTCGACTTTTACTCTACGTCGAAAATCTCTCCAAAAGCATAATCCGGAAGAAAAAGTGGTATAGGTATGAGGAGGACATGGTACAGGACGTCATGGTCCATTTCATCGAGAAGGATGCCTTTAACTTCATACGCATCGACACGGAGGCCGAGAGGAAGACCGTACAGCAGGTCATATATAGGATAACTTTCAACCGGATGGTCTCCTACCTCCGGTTGATGCGGCCGCACCAACATCTGAACATTTCCGACATCTCCTCCGGTCCAAACCGATTTTACTCCCGCACCGACGACAACATCCGCCTAATAGAGCACAGCTTTCTCGACTATCACAAGCTAGACCGGGAGGAGATGGCAATCGTTAAGTTCTGCTTCGACTGGCTGGACGATCACCACTCCTATATAGGGATGAAGACCGCCCTGGCCGAGTATCTGGGGGTCTCCAAGACCAAGGCCAGGCAGATCCTCTACGGCATATTCAGCAAGATGATCCCGGACCCGAATGAAAGTAGACTGAAACGGCGGAATCCGTTTTCAAGATGAAAGCTATGGGGAAGGACGTGCCGTCACCGATGAGGATTGTGAGGAAGATCACATGGACGCCGGGTGGGACTACATATGATAGTTGCCCGGAGTGTGGTGGTAGATGGGCCTCATCCTGTGGATGCCCCATCTTGGAGAAGCAATGTGAAAACGGACACCGGTTTCACCTGTGCGTCATCCACGCCAAGATCGTCTCCGGCCAAGCCCCCAACCACGGTACGGCATTTAGCTGTCAATGCAAACCTTTAACCGAAGAGGAGACTAAACAGATGGCAGAGAAACATGGCGTCGAGACTAAGAAACTATCGTTACAGGAACTCCGGAAGAAGGCTCGGAGAGCGGGGCTCCCCGTATCCGGCGGTAGGGAGACGGTGGAACGTAGATCGGTTGAACATGAACCGAGGAGGGAAACCTCGCTCCGAAAACCCCCAACTCTTCCCAAACGGGTCACCAGGGATATGATGAGGCCTTACATACCGAAGCTGTCCAAGGCTCAACGGGAGGCGGTGTCTAAGTTCAGCGTGGTCCTAGATAAGCCCGCCAAGGCGCTTCGGAAATATGAGGTCAGCGATTATCTCGCCCTATACCTCCATCGGGACGTTCAGACCAGAAAACAGGTCGGTGCCATAGCCAAAAAGATCGGCCTGGATGCGGAAAAGATCGAGCGGTATCTTGCGCTTGAGGATGAAGGACTGGCCAGGATGAATTTTGCCAATACGCTTCGGAAGATCCTCACCGACAAGGCCGAGGATGAGGGTATTGATTAGATGAAGTACTGTAAATCATGCCCCAGGGCGGATGACCCCCTGGTCAATCCGGTACCTGGATTCCATCTACAACCGTCCAGCCGGGAGACTGCCAGAGTTATGATAATTCTGGAGTCTCCCACCCATATCCAAGTCGAACACGGTGATCCCCTGATGGACCGGGACTCGATCGATGACCCGGAAGCCGTCGAGGATATAGGTGCCATAATAGTTCAGCTGGAACGATGGAAGATCGACCCCTCCGAGGTTTTCATCACCTACCTTCAACGCTGTAAACCGCCTAAGTTCTCAAAAATCCAGGCCACCGAGTGTTATAAAACCCACGTCATGCCCGAGATTGAAACGGTCCGACCGGAGATCCTGATGCTGATCGGGAACAACGTCCTGTATACCATAACGGGTAGTAGAGGGATCCTGGCCAAACACGGTACTGTAATCAGGGTCGAAGGCTCCGACACCGTCCTCCTGCCCTGTATAGCTCCGAGTTACGTCCGTGCCATGGACGGCAGGCGACGGGAGGATGCCCAGCGGATGTGGGTCCAGGCGTTCCAGAGGTTGGCCGGTCTCCTCTCCGGGAGCGACGACGATGTAAATCAGAACTATCATATAGTCACGGGTCGCGACCGATCCCAATTGAAAGAACTGGAACGATACCTACTCGATCATGACTTCCATATGTTCGACCTGGAAACCTGGCCGTTGAAGCCTTGGGCTGAAGGGGCTCAGATACTGACCGCCGCCTGGTCCGCCTTTGAAGGTGAAGGTTGGGCAGTGGCATATGATCATCCCGAGGCCACCTGGACCTCCAAGGACAGGCGGTGGCTTAAGGACATGATCAAGGCATGGGCATCGGACAGGGATAAATTAAAAGGCGCAGCCAACGCCAAGTTTGAAATCATCTGGGTTCGGGAGATCCTCGGGGTAGAGCTGGAATCGGTCGTCGTTGACCCGATCGTGCTGGACTATCTTGATGATGAGAATCGCGACCACGACGTCGGAGCTATGGCCTGGAGGTATACCGATCTCGGCGGATACGACGCCTGCATGCGGGACTTTCGATATAGGGGTAAGGACGGCAGGGAGCAGCCCGACTACAGGAGAGCCCCGCTCGATCTGCTGGCCCGATATAACGTCACCGATACGGACGTCGAGATCCGATCCATGAATGTCTTGATAGACAGGCTGGATGCCACATTAAAGAGAGTTCACGATGAGATACTGATCCCGGTTGCCTACACCCTGGCTACGGTAGAGAAGAACGGCTGGACCGTGGACATAGATCAGGCAATCAAGATATATGAGAAGTATGATCAGAAGTTGAAGGATCTACATGAGGAGCTCCGGGAAGACCCGGTCTTCCGACAGTTCGAGGAGGACCAGGGTAAACCGTTCAACTTTGACTCCTTCCCGCAAAAGGTGAAGCTCTTTTTCGGATGGGACCCGAAGAAACACAGGAAATTCGATGACGCACAGAACCGGTATTTCGATTTCCCGATCGACTTTAACTTCATGACTAAAGCCCGGCATCCGTCCACCGATAAGAACTGGCGTGCCGCCAACAAACACCACCAATTCGTGTCCGTCTATGATAGGTACATGAAGGCCTGGGGGCTGATGAAAGGATTCCTTAAGCCTCTGCCGGACTACATCGACAACAAGGACCGGCGGATCCACACCGACTACAACGCCGCGAAGGTGGTCTCCGGGAGACTGTCCTCCACCAACCCCAACACGCAGAACTTCCCCGATGATAAGGAATTCTGGAGCATATTTATCTCTCGGTGGGGAAAACGAGGTGGAAGGTTCGTTAAAGCCGACTATTCCCAGGTGGAACTCCGCGTATTGGCCTGGCTGTCCAACGATCAGCCGATGATCCAGACGTTCAAAAACGGGATAGACATCCACATCCAAACCACGAAGGAATTCTTGGTTATCTCCGACGAACAGTGGAACGCCTGGGACGATAAAACCCGGCACTATAAGCGGCAATGGGGGAAGAGGATGAACTTTGCCGTGGCCAATGACCGTGGCGCACATCACCTGGCCCTGGATCTCACCTCCCTTCAGAGGGAGGTATCCGGAGATTGGAGCCTGGTCGTTACGGATGAGGAGGCCCAGGAATATATCGATCGCTGGTATGCCCCCCATGAAGCCATCCTCGCCTGGAAGGAGGCCGAAATCGCTAAAGCCAGGGAGGTCGGCTACGTTGAATCCCCTCAAGGTTACCGGCGACGGGCACCGGACGTCAATAACAGGTATGACAGCCATAAACGACTGGCTGCCGAACGCACCCTGATCTCGTTCCTCATGCAGAGCACGGCCGGGGTGATTACGCTGATCGCCAAAACCCGAATCCAAGAGCTGATCACGGAAGGAAACTTTAAATCCAAGATCTGTGGGAGTGTGTACGACAGCATCATCCTCGATATAAGGATGGACGAACTGGACGTCCTGTGCAGTCAAATCCCCGACCTGATGCGCCAGGTCGGTGTTGACTACGGCTGCCCGGTTCCGCTGGCCGTGGATCTGGAGATAGGCGAAGACGGGGGGAGCCTGGTGGCATATGATGAGGTCCCGTTTTAACCGTGGAGGAGACGCTAAATTTATATACCCTCCCGTACACGGGAGGGCATCTTCCGAGGCAAAAGGAGCTATACGAGATGACATCAGAGAACAAAGATGAGGTACGGAGACAGTCTACACTACCCGATCGGGCGTGGTTTTCCTTCGGTCTAACCGCCAAGATGGGTGATCCGGGCGATCCCGACACCCGGAACTACTGCAGGATAGATGCCGGGTACGCCAGGGATCTGAAGCCCGGGGAGACGTTCCAAAAGGCGGTGGACGACATCAGTCGCGACGTGGTGGCCGAGATCTTGTCCTCATTGGACGGTCTGGGGGTCAAACTATGAACATCATGAAGATTGAAATCTCCCTCGACGGCGATACGGTTGAGCGGGACCTGAATCGGGAGATGGACATCATACCGGAGAACCTGGACGACGAGATGCGGGCATTCCCCGGTTTACTGTGTTGGTGGAGTCTCCTGGCCGCCCGGGCCAAGGCCGAGCGGGAGACGATCGAAAAGGAGATCAAGGCCCTGGAGGCCGATCTTGATCTGGAACTCAGGAATCCACGCCACGTCAAGATGCTCCAGGATGAAGGTTACCGGGTTACCGAGAGTATGATTGCCAGCAGGATTCGATCCTCCGAATCGTGGCGAGCTTTAAATAAGAGATGGTCCGATGCCCGATCGAGGGAATTAAAGCTTGACGGGGTAGTAAGGTCTCTGGAGGCCAAACACACCCTGATCATCCAGATGAACGCCGACAGACGGCAGGAACGGAGGATCGGTTAACAGGGATGGAGGAAAAACCTGAACTCAGTACCGAGATCGATACAGCGGTTAAGAGTTAAGACGGCACCGGCATCCGCGACGGGTAGGAGTCCGGGACGGTTACGGCGAAAGCCGGTCACCCCCCCGGGATCCGTCGATGGAGGCAGACCCGGCGTATGCCCATAATGCGGTGCGGCCGCCGCTGCCGACGTTTAAACGTTAACAGACAAACGGAAAAGGAGAAGGAAAATGGTAGATATGGCCGCCATCCGTCGTCGCTACGACGAGATGCAGAGGAAACAACGCGCGTCTTCAATCTGGAGACCGGCAGAAGGTGAGAATCTGATAAGGATCATCCCGTGGACCCATAAAGGGGTAGAATTCTTCTACCTTCAGTCGGCTCAGCATTTCTACGTCCGGCCGGATAAGGTGCCGGTCGAATGCCGGACGGGTCTTCTCGGTGAAGACTGCCCGATCTGCACCAGGCTGGAAATGGACCTTGAAGATCCGGAGACGGGGGAATCCGAACTCACCCGCATCAAGCGGATGCTGGCACGCGACGTCTATTACTTCAACATCTTCGACTGGCTCGCCTGGGAGGAATGGCAAAAACTCAGCAGGAGTGAAAGGAGCAACGAAACCAAACCCGGATGTGAAATCTTCCCATGCCCCCCCGGCCTGGCCAGGGACATCTTCCAGAAAATCCAGAATGAGAGGCTGTACCCGAATTTCTTCGATCTAGAAGACGGCTGTGATCTGTACATCCAGAACAGCGGTGAAGGATTCAACCGCTACACCCTGGACATCCCACCGCAGCGAACCGCGGTTCCCAAACACGTCCTCGGGGAGGCGAAAAACCTGTTCACCTATGTTAAAGCTCCGTCTGAAGCCTGGGTGGAGGAATTGATCACCAGGAACATCCGGGACATCAAGGATCTGAAGGAGGAATACCGCGGCGTTAACCGGATCGAGGTTCTGGGTGACATCGATGAAAGACCCGAAAACTGGCTCCTCTATTACTCCCCCGAAGAATCCACAAAATCCGCTGAGGGAAAGGCCGTCAATAAGGGGAGGAAAAAGAAAAAGGACAAAGGGAAGAGTGGCCTGGCCGCGCTCCGCTCAAAGATGGAGGGGAAGGAAGAAGGCGGAGGGAAAAAGCCTAAAAAGGAGGGATTTAAACGATCACCGATGACCGAGGATGATGAAGACGTCCCCCGTTGCTGTGGGACCGATGAGACACCCGGTCACTGGGAGGAGGGATGTTCAGACTGCATCGCCTGTGTGGCCGAGGATGTCTGCCGCCATTTCACCGAGGGTCACAGGACCGTTACCAGGATCGCGAATGAGACGGAAACGAAGGCTGAGGAGGACAGCCCCCACCTCCGTGGCGTACAGGAACCCACACCTGAGGAGAGTCCCCTAGACAGGCTTCGTAGGTTTAAACGGAAATGAGCGACAGCACCGGCAACGGAAGGTTAAAACAAATCGTCAAGGAGATTAAAAGTGAAGCGAGGAAAACTCAACGTGCTGATTGACGGACAGTGGGGCAGCACCGGAAAGGGGAAAATTGCTGCCTATCTCGCCAACAAGTTCCGGATCGACCTGGCCATTTCGAACAACATGAGCAACGCCGGTCACACCTTCTACGTGGACGGCCGGAAGTATGTGGCCTTCCACGTCCCGGCTGCGGTAGCCCGGCCGGACTGTGAAGTCCTGCTGGGTCCGACCACGGCCATCACGCTGGACCTGTTCGAGAAGGAATTGGACTGTATGGAACGGTTAAACGTTCGAAAGCGGATGAGCATCCATCCCCATGCAACAATCATCACCGAACGGCATCGGGAGATCGAGGCCGGGTCCGTTGAACGGATTTCGTCCACCGTCAAAGGCTGTGGAGCCGCCCTAGCCGAGAAGGTGTCCCGGAGTAAAAACGTCCGACTGGCCGGTGAAGTTAAGGAACTAAGGCCCTATATCGCCGATACGGTCGAGATACTGCATACCGCCTTGGAGAATGGAGCCATCTGTTTAGCGGAGGTAGCGCAGGGATTCGATCTATCGTTAAACCACGGCATGCAGTATCCGTTCGTCACCAGCCGGGACGTCACGGTCTGTTCCTGCCTCAATGATTGTGGTGTCCCGCCCGCTGCGTTAGGTGACGTTTACGCCTCCCTCCGCTGCCATCCCATCCGGGTAGGGAATGTGGTCAGGGAGGGGAAGACGGTAGGTTGGTCCGGTCCTCATTACCCCGATCAGGAGGAATTGAGCTGGGACACCGTCACCAGGCAGTCCGGGAGTGAGAAACCGTTGATCGAGAGAACCACCGTTACCGATAAGGTTCGCCGGGTCTTCAGCTGGTCCGACATCCAGTACAACAAATTCGTCAAGATGTGCGATCCGGATTTTGTATTCCTGAACTTCATCAACTACCTTGACGCCGATTTGTACGGTGTCAGTTCAGATGATGAATCCGGAATGCAGAGAGTCCTGGACTCCGAAAAGGTCGTCGAATGGCTCGACCGCCATTCCAAAGGTAACCCTAACTGGGTACCGGTCGCATACGTCGGGACCGGGCCGGATGAACGTCACATGGTCGATATGGGAATCGACGACATCCGCTGAAACCCGGCCTTCCCGTGGGAATCCGCCTATCATATAGGATCGGTATATTGCTATGAGAAAAGATGAGGATAGCCGCCCCCGTCGTCATAGATACGACCCCGACGGGGAAGAACCGAACGACGAGGCCCCTCCGCCGGTAAACCGAGACGGATACATCGAGTTCAAGACCGGGGCGACCCGCCAATGCATTAAGCCCCGGTTTGATCTAATCCCGCGAGACTGCCTCGTCAGACTTGCCACCGTCTACCTCGAAGGTATGAGGAAATATGGGGTCGATAACTGGAAAAAAGGCATGCCCTGGTCGGATACCCTTAACCACGCCATCGACCACCTGCTGGCCTGGAAGGAGGGCAGACGGGATGAAGATCATCTCGGCCACGCCGCCTGGGGAATTTTTACCCTGATGTTCTTTGAGATGAACGATTATAGGGAGGACTGCGATCTGCCCTTACTGACCGAAACATTAGGAGTGAAACCGGATGAACAAACTGCAGGTAAAGCGCCTGAAGGGACATCCTCACAGGCACCCGGAACTTAAGTATTGCTACGACGGTGATGTCGGGATGGACCTGATCGTCAACGTTGAAGATCAGGTCGTGATCCAACCGGGGGAGTTCGCGGACATCCCAACCGGCATCGCGATAAAGCTACCTGAAGGAACTTGGGCCGCCATCCGTCCCCGGAGTTCGACCTTTTTCCGACGAAGGTTAATCGTCTATGACGGTACGATCGACAACGGGTATACGGGACCCCTCTATATCGGGGTGTTTAACCCGGGACCGGACGTTCAGATCATCCCGGAAAAGGCAAAACTGGCTCAACTGGTCATATTTAACCGAGTACCGATAGAGGAGGTTGAATACGTCGACAGCCTTCCCGAAACCCAACGCGGGGAAGCCGGTATGGGGAGTTCTGACGCGGACGTAGATGGACGATGGACACGTACAACCTAGACTTCGAGACCCAGGTCAAGATCCTGGCGATGGCCTGCCAGGATCCATCCTTCCTGTTGCAATACCGAGAATGTATAAATGCCGATTTCTTCACCCAAGAATCCTTAGTTCGAATCGCAGCCGTCATCCTTGACCATTTTGACCGTTATGACGACGCCCCGGATCGGACGGTAATCCGGCAGATGATCAAGGATCGTCATAACGATTTCGACGAAAACGAGCTTGAAGCCCTGATCGATGCCCTGTTCCACCCTCAGTATGACGCCGGTTTCGTCAGGGATGCCGTGATCGAATTTGCTAAGCGGGCAGCCTGGAAAGAACACTCCCTGAGATCCATCGATTTAATCGAATCCGGGGAATGGGAGGAGAAATGGGCCGACATCGAAAAAGGGGCTATGGACGCCCTATCTATAGGAGATCCCCAGCTTTCGATCGGCTATGAATGGAGGTCCGATCTCCGGGAAAGAATCCTAAACCTAAATAAGAAGGTACCGCGGGTCCCGACCATGATTAGAGGTCTGGATGAAGCCATCAACGGCGGTCTGGCCGAGGGTGAACTCGGGATAGTGATAGCCCCCACCTCCGGATTTAAATCTACCCTCCTGATGAACTTCGCCGCCACGGCCCTTCTACAGAATAAAAGCGTTTACGTCTCCACCCACGAAATCCGAGACGTGTTCTGGGGGAGACGGCTGGACTGCCGTCTGACCGGCATGAACTTTGCCGCCATGAACCGGAATCCGAGCATGGCGATCAAGAGGATGGAAACCATCCTCAAGAAATACCGGGCCAAGATAATCATTAAGGAATTCCCATCCGGGCAGGCAACATGGCAGCAGGTCAAGAGGAACATTAACCTGTGGAGACGTCGAGGTTATCATTTCGACCTGATAATAGTCGACTATCTCGAAGAATTGAGAACTACGATCTCCACCAGGGACCGGCATGATCTAAGCCTGAAGAGTATAGCACAGGGGCTTCGAGCGATCGGTCAGGAATTGAAAGTCCCTGTCTGGACGGCCCAGCAGGCCCGTTGGCAGGCCGAAAACAGGGACCGGGCTGACTGGACATATGCAGCGAATTCCAAAGGCACCGTCCACGTCTCGGATGTAACGCTTACCATCAACCAGACCAGGGATGAGAAGGAGGCGAATGAGGCCCGGTTATACGTGACCAAGAACCGCGAAGGTAGGAACCATGTGACCATTCCGGTCTCCATTAACCCGGACTATTTCAGAATCAGCGAAAATCCCTGAAGCACTATGGATTATTCAAGGCAGCAGCAACGGATCATCCGGTCCCTTGAAGCCAAACTGGGCTCCGGTAGGAAATCCGGGTGGAACATCTATTTTGACTGCCCGTTCTGCAACGATACCCGGCGGAGGATGGGAGTTGAGATCCGGAAGCAGATCTTCGGCTGTTTTAACTGTAATGCCGGTGGGACCCTCTCGGCGTTGTTTCGGGAGATCGGGGTCGAACGACGGGCAAGGATCGTTCCGGAGAGGGTCATCGGGGAGCCCGAATTCCAGTCGGGTCTAAACAGGATAGATCTGCCGGAGCACTACACGCCGATCGGAAATCCGGTGCGTGGATTCCTCATGCGCCGAGCGGTTACCTATCTTCAAAATAGGGGTCTCGGGATGGATTGGATCGTTAAGCACAATGTCGGTTACTGCCCGGACGGACCTTATATCGATCGGGTCATCTTCCCCATGTTTCACCACGGTGACTGTGTATACTGGGTGGCGAGGTCCATCATTCCCGACGTCAAACCTAAGACCAAACATCCGGCCGGGGTACGAAGGCCCGTCTGGACATTCGAACCGCCACGCAAGTCGGCCCGAAGACTGATTATCGTTGAGGGTCTGTTCGACGCCATCCCGTGCCCCGACTCCGTGGCACTCCTGGGATCGACGGCCAGCCGGTCTCAGCTGGATTTCCTGCTTAAGCTCAGACCTAAGGAATACATCCTGATGTTTGACGGCGATAAAGCCGGGATCGACGGTGCCGTCAAGCTCGGAACCCGGCTACAGGAGCGGACGGAAGCCCCGGTTACGGTGGTAGAACTCCCGGACGGTCTAGATCCGGCCGATCTCAGGACGGAGGAGAACCTCCGCCCCTTCATCGAAAACCGGAGAAGACTGGATCTCCGGTATGTGTTCTCCAGGAGACTCTAAAAGATTTCCTAGAACTCCTTCCTTATTTCGGCCATCCGACGTGAAACCGTGGCCGATGAGACGCCCAGAGCCTGGAACTCCTTCCTTATTTCGGCCATCCGACGTGAAACCGTGGCCGATGAGACGCCCAGAGCCTGGGCATAATGCTTATTGTGAATCTTTAATTCATTCAGACCCATTACCAGTTCCCCACGTTCCCTTCGGGCCTGTTTTTCCCTAAACTCGGCTTCCGCCTTCATCCGGATCTCCTCCGGTGGCTCAAGGATCAAATCCAGAAGCCGCTTAGCTTTGGGATTCAACCGTTCTCGCAGCTGCGACATCTTGCGGTTGAAATCGATCCTGTTGATCGGATCTTCCGTCGAGTTTTTACCTCTAAACTCCATCAACATCTTCGGCGGTCTGCCCGATTTAGCGGCGACCTCCTCAAGCTTTTGGATTGAATAAACCGGACTGCGTTTACACCGCTCACCCATATTCGGATTCAGCCCCTGGAGGCCTCCTTGTTTGAACTTCTTCCGGATTTCCTTCCATAACGCATTGCGGAAATAGCGGTCGACGTCGTCATATTCGATCTCTTTCCCATCCATCAGCATGGGCCTCAGTTCCACGCTACCGTCAGGACGAATCCGGGCCTTCCGTTTCCGGATGATCTCACACCAGAGCAGCAACCCCTCCTGTCTGAGATCCTCAAACGTGGCCTCATCATCCGAGAATTGACTAGCCAGCTTATTAATGTACCGTTCCTTTGACTTCCATCCGTCGATATCCGTTTTGTGTTCCATCCTGGTAATGACCTCCTTCCATATGTTTGATTCTCCGAATCCATCTCACCTGCTTTTTATTGGCCAGCTTTGGAACGATCTTCCCTTGTAACCGCCTCGATCTCGAACGATCGACCCAATGGTGGTGTTGTCTCCTCGGATGGGGTGGAATATGTTTGTATGTATTCCCAGCGGTTGCCACCGATTCGCCGGGTGGCAACCGGGTCGATCTTGGACTCGGGATTGAAGGGATACTTCCATGCCAGAACGATTGTATCGTCCTGGCAGCCACTGCGGAATTTGCGATAGGCTTCTCGTTTTGCGCCTAACTCTGTCCGGGCTTGACACCGATATACGGGGCTTGGGCTGGCGTTTGGTGTCTCCACCCAAGCAATCCACGGCCTATTTTTAGCGAGACGATCCCTGGCCGCGATCAGCTGATCTGCGGAAAGACCTGAGATGTCTGCCAGCAACAGGCACCACGCGTCTGGACTTTCGGCGGATATGATATACCCGCCAACCCATAAAACGTTTCTGACACCGTTATATCTTACGACGCTTTCTTCTTTCATGACTTTTCCCTTTTTTTATAAATAGCCCCCGGCGAAACCCCGAGCAGGATCGCCGTACTTGTCGATCACCGGACAATGATCGAGGAACCATCGCACCTGCTTCGGTGAAGCCGACTGTAGGACCACCTTTTCCCGACCACCTCTGTCCCGTAATGACGCGATAAATGCACGCCCTTCACGGGCTGCCGCCTCCGGGAGTTCCGGAATGTGGTACCGCTGTTGGAGCAGATTGGCGATCCCCCAAGGGGCGGATACCGCGTCATATAGGCCACGGGCAGTCCCGATCAGTCTTCCTTGATAGATTCTCACCGCCTGGAGATTACGGGCATGGCGCACGATCTTTCGCGCCGCTTCGACATCGGCCAATAACTCTTCAACTTCCCGTCCCTGGAAGAGGGCTCTCCTCTTCGCCCGCCAGGCCATCAGGCGATCGGGATCGACACCGGGACACTTGCCCCGATAGGCAGCTCCAAGGCAATGATCCGCCGCAGCTGTGAAGACCGCGGTATCGGGAATATGGACCGCCTTCGACCGGAATCCTGGTAACGCCGCGTAGACCAACCACTCCCCGTTCTCAAAGTGAATCGTGCCGGAGCGTTCCCGGTTAGATGTGCCGCCGTCGACCTCTTTGAACCCGTCCGGCCAGACGATGAGGTTGTCACCCTCACTACGACCAAACCAACAAAAGGATGTAAGCCCGGCTACTTCAGACGCGAGCTGGGAAATCACCTGGCCCAAGCTGGATGCTTGAAGAAATTTTTCGGGCGTTTGCCCATACCCGGGATCACCCGGGCGGTGGTGGTCGATCCGGGTAATCGGTGTGTAATTCTCCGCCTCGAATTCCAGTTGGAGGTCGAGACAGAAACCACACTCGACCAAGACGATTAAATCCGGTCGATCAGGTCCACCTATCCAGCCGTCCGCCTCGTAGGCGTTGCCGGGGTGGACCCAATTGGCCCCCACCGAGGCATAGGCGACTGTCTCGCCTACCCCCCGGAGGAGGCGTTCGATCTCATAGATTTCGGGATCTGATGCCCCGAGTATCCACAGTCTCATCGTAGCTCACCTCCTGTAGTTTTCAACTATTATAACACAGGGCTATGACGTTCATCAAGTGATTTTCGTCACATAACGGATGGACTCTAGCCGGGCAATAATGGTTCACCTTAAAAATCGAAATTTAAACTGAACCATACTTGGAGCCCATTTACTACTTGACAAAACCTATCCATCTGTGGTATAATAAAAAGTATGGAAAGGAGAAACACGATGAACAAAGACCCACCGAGGACAATACAGCCCCTGTCGCAAGGCAAGCCACAGGAATCCTACGCTCCCACGATGGAGACAGGCAGGGGGTCACGAAGAGGTCGAGCCAGTACGGGTCTGCCAGGACGCTAGAGGCCGAGGCAACGGATGACGCCGAGCAGAGCCACCCGGAGAGCGATGAAGACCTCGATTGAACGTGAGCGAATCGGGTAAGCCCACACCATGTGGCCGCCACCCGACCGAGCACCAGGTGCCGGTATAGTAAATGACCTGTCCGGACATACCGATTGAGTCCGCTGATGAGGATGGGGGTAGGGTCCCATCGAAACAGGTCTTGGAGGTTACCATGGCAGAGCGTTATACTCCTCAAGTTGGAGATCATTTAGTCCCCGACGGCTGGGGGTTTGGTGAGAATCTGGAAGCCGATGACGGGTATAGTGACGGCAGTTTCCCCGGATGTGAATTCCGGCTTCCGGCGGGCCTTGACCGTGTATACCGGCTTGCAGTCAACGTGAAGGTCACCGGCGGTGACCACATCGTGAACTTCGGCAGGTATCGGTCCCGCTGCAGGATCGAGTTTGTCGGTGACGGTGAACCGAGCACCTTCACCGGTGGATGGATCTACCACTCCTAAAGCCGAAACCAGCCGAAAGGCTGGTCTGCTGGAGATAACCTCCCAGCACTGATGATGGCAGGTTACCATCGAGGAGGTTTTTACCATGGAATGCCCACTTTGCGGTTCCCGCGGTTCTCGTTTCCTTAAGCCCCATCCGAGCGTTTTCGGCGTTTACGAATGCCGAAAATGCCGAGCATTGTTCGGCGAATGCTACCTGGGAGATAGCTATTCGCTAGTGTCTCCCATGTGGTCCCGGCAGGACGTCGAGGATACCGAATGCCGGTACTTCGATTTCATCTGTGTGGGATCCGGTGGGATCACACGCAGGCATGGTTGGTTCAATCCGGCTGACGGTCGGATCGTTCAAACCGGTTGAGTAAGCCGAAACCGGCTAGAGATAGCCGGTCTAGCCGGGATGACCTCCGGCTACTGATGATGGTAGGTCACTCTAACGTTAAAAGAAAATAAAAGGAGAAACACGATGAACAACGAGGTAATCGAAATCCAAGTCGCTTGCACTGACAACATCACGGCTAAATGGGCCGTGATTAAACTGATGGTTAAGACGTCGGTCATCGACGTCTTAAGCAGATGCGATAACGGCGTCTACAAACCGCAGGTCAAGACCGGAGAGGAGATGTTCGCAATCCGTCCGGTAGTGGATGCGGTCGACATCGAGATGATCTGCCCCACCGGGGTGGTCAAGTGGGTCGCCAAACCCGGGGAGGAGATGTTCGCATTGGTCCGCCCGATAGTGGAGGCGATCGACATCGAGCTGGGTTGCCCCACCGGGCAGATCAAGTGGGTCGTCAAAACCGACGGGATCGTCTCCATCCACGCCGTCGATGACCAGGGAATGGAGACGGTATCAATCATCAACCTGTGCTGACAGCCGAAATGCCGGGGGACCTCCCCCGGCATCTGCCGGAGATGACCTCCCGGCACTGATGAGGCAGGTCAAATAATTCACCAAATCAGAAAGGAGAAAACAGATGAAGGAAACGGGCATAGACGGAAACTGCCCCAGCTGGCCCGGTGCCAGCGAAGTTTACTCCAAGGCATACCGCTATATGGAGAAACATGGAGCAGACCACGCATTAATCAAAGCCCTGGAAAAGGGTAATGAAGAGGAGGTCAAAGCAAATATGCTCAGGATAAACACCGAATCGCTCCTGAGCATGGAATGAAAGCCAATTAATAATCGTGAATCTGTTACCTATTAGTGCGCCGGGGGTGCCCCCGGCGCACAGGAGAAACGCACACACAGGAGGAACACGATGGACACCAGACAGAAAATTAAAAAGATATACACCACCCTTAACGATCAACTGGTAGAGAGGTCCGAAGTCCTACAAGGGTCGATAATAGCGATCCTTGCTCGGAAACACCTCTTCATGATCGGGCCTCCGGGTACGGCCAAATCACTCGGAATCGAGAAGTTCTGCGAGTCAATCTCCGGCATGACATACTTCGAGGAACTGATGACCCAGCAGACAAAGCCCGAGGACCTCTTCGGTCCGATCAAAGTCTCAGCGTATAGAGAAGATCGATATGAGCGGAACGTCGAAGGATTCCTACCGACTGCCGACATCGCCTTTCTCGACGAGATCTTTAAGGCCGGTGGACCAAATCTTAATCCGCTGCTGAGGCTGACGGATGAAACGCGCAAATTCCGGAACGGCAAACCCCAGATGGAGCGATGTCCGCTGAACAGCCTGTTTGCCGCCAGTAATGAATTCCCCGAGAACGCAGCCGAACTCAGCGCTCTTTGGGACCGGCTGCTACTCCGATATGTGGTGGACGACATCGTCGATGATTCCAACTTCGAAGCCATGATGGCCTTGGAGGAAATCAAAATCGAGCACACCATCACCAAGGAGGAGCTCCGGCAAGCCCAGGAGGAGGTCGACCGGGTAAAGATCACACCAGAAATCATCCATGTGCTGACCGAACTCCGCTCGAAGCTCCGGAAGGAAGGATATATATTTTCTCCCCGGAGATGGCGGGAGTCAAAGCAGGTCCTCAGGGCTCATGCCTGGTTCCACGGCCGGGACGAGGTCTCCGAGGATGATCTTGAAATCCTGGCCGCGGTCCTCTGGGACAGGCCCGAGCAACGGCGCGAGGTACTTCGCATCTTGATGTCCACCACCAATCCCGACACTGCCACAGCCCTAGCGTTGTTCGACGACATCCAAGAGATCATTGATGACATCGAAAAGCAGCCGGACGAATCGGCCAAACTCGCTGCCAGTCAGGAGGCCGTAGTCAAACTCCGGGATATGATCCCGCTGTTTGACAACTTCCGGCCCCACGCTAAGATTTTTGAATTAAAAAATCAGGCCATAGAGATGCAACGTGCCGTCGTCCGGAGGTATTTCGGAATTAACATTAACTGAGGAGGCAGTCATGTTCGTAACCAATGTTGACGCATTCGACCGGAGGACATTCGAGGACATCGCTCCCCGGTCCAGCAAGGTGGAGGACATCCGGTCCTCCGCCGAATATTCCGAATACGGAGACCTGCTAGAGGATCTCATGGTTGACGGCTTCGGCTCCCTGTACAAATACGCCCCCCGGGTTCTGGAAGACGTCCCACCGGAACGGATTCTCTCCAAGCGGGTCATTGAACAGTGGCAACAGTTACCGGAATGGCAGCAGTTCCGGAAGTTCACCGTAGGTGACGAGATCGTCAGTATGGGAGCCGTAGACGCCGTGTACCGGGTGTTCAAGGAGATGCCGGTCGAGGTTAAACGACGCCAACGGGAACTCCAGGACTTCTCGGATCGGCTGACCGAAATGTTGAATTCCGACGATACTGATTTTGGTAGTGACGAATTCAAGGATGCGGTAACCGACATGGTCGAAGCCGGTAATAGGGTGGATCAAGCCCTGGATGCCGACGAGGACCGGATACGAAAATTGTGCCGGGTGGCACTTCGAGAGGCCGCGGATGAGGCAGAGATCGAGGGAAAGGCAATGCTGGCACTCGGTTTTGATGACTCTACCGGGGAACTTAACGGTTCCCACAAGGACGATCGAATCAAAATAGCCAGCATGCTGCAGAACAATCCCAAGCTTCGAGAAATCGTTAAACTCGCCGGTCGATTCTGCTATGTGGCGGATAAAAAGCAGCGGGAGAAATCCGAATACGCCCGGTCCCAGGTATCCGGTATTGAATTCGGAGACGACCTGCAGCGGGTAACCCCCTCCGATATGGCCCTCCTGTCCGATAAAGACTTAGAGGAATTGTTCTGGCTGAAGTACATCGAATCAGGACTCCAGCTCTACAAGATCACCGGCACCGAGACCCTAGGTAAAGGACCCGTCGTGATAATGGTCGACTGTTCCGGTAGTATGGCGGGTCAGAAGGATATATGGGCAAAAGCCATGGCCCTAGCGGGTTATTCCATAGCCCGGAAGCAAAACCGGGACTTCGCCTTTCTGTTATACAACACCGAGGTCAGGAAACAGATCTACCTTAAATCCGGCACCGGCAAACGGAACATGACCGGTCTGGCCGAGATTCTATCATCCGGCGTCGGCGGTGGTACCGATTTCGAAGTTCCCATCACATACGCCATGCGGGAGGTCCTAACCAGGTCCGAATTTACCAAGGCCGACATCATCTTCATCTCGGACGGTTACTACATGATCGGTGACGACTGGTTCCGGGATTATCAAACCCGAAAGGACGGTATGGAATTCGCGTTCTGGGGAATTCAAATCGGCCCCAGGCTGAGAGGTATGGACGCGTTGGATAGACTGAGCGACGACGTGGTTTACCTGGACGGTGACATCCTGGCCAATCAGGACCGGGCTTTTGACATGGCCTTTACCATCTAACCCGTCAATGAAAACAAATCTCAACCATGGAATCCGTTAATGAAGCCGGGGAAGGATGTCCCCGGCAAAGCCCATCATCGAGGAGAAAGACGATGAAACAAAAAGAGGAAATCAAGCGAACAATCGCAGAACAGGCGAACGGCCTCCCCATACTGGGCCACCTGGTCTGGTGGACCGTCCACAAGGTGGAAATCCCCAGACTGGACTTGGAAGACCTGCTCGCGAAGACCGTCGGCATTCAATACATGCCCACCGAGCACCGGAAGGCTAAAGCTCTCAAGAGGGGCTTAGAATCGATGAGGGAAGCTGGCCTGCTGGACCTCATCCGTGATGACAAGGTCATGACGGCTTATCAGATCACCGATAAGATGATCGACGTCAAGGAGGTCAAGGCCGACTACCGCCGCAAGGCCGCGGTCCAATTCGTGAAGCGGGGAGACGGGGTCCCGATGGGTGGGGAAATCCGGGTATACGGTGATGTGGACAGGAAGGAGGTCCAAGAACGGTTGGACCACTACCTGCAGGTGTACACCGCCGATGACATCCGAATGATCCTCAAGGCATATGTCAGAGACAATGCCGGGATCAACCTGAATGAGAACGGCCTCCTCTACTTCGTCCCCGAGCCTGAGGTAGTTGACGTCATGAAGGTTTTCCTGGAAGCCGTCGGTGGTGACCTTGGGCTCTCCCCGGTTACCGACACCGAATACGTCAAGACCAACATGGTCACTCGGATTCGTGATGAACTGGAGGCCGAAATCGAATCGGCCGCCGAGGAGGTCAAGAGGATGAGCAGCAGCAAGTTCACCAGAGGACTGACCTTCAAAGCCCGGTTAAAGGAATTCGCCGCTCTCAAGAACAGATGTGAGACGTACAGCGAGCTACTGAAGTTGGATGCCGAGACCATGATTCAGAAGGTGTCCGAGCTCCAGGAATCGGTAGAGGATTCCCTAATGGGAATCCACGTGGATTACCCCCAGATGAAGGAGTTCCCCTATGGCACCCGGGTCAGATACACCGGCGACGCCCCTAAACTGCTCATCAACCTTAACGGCAGCACTACCGGAACGGTAATCGGGTATCTCAATTCCAAGACCGGGAAACAATACGTCAAAGTTCGGTTCGATACTAAAGATATCAAGGTCATCCGGCCGATTGCACCGGGCAACCTGGAGATCACCGAACGCGCCGTGGAAACCGATCTGACGGAGATGGATGAGGATCAATTGCTGGCCAGGTTCGAAGTCTCCCCCGGCTGGTACCAGATCCCCGGTCACACCAAAAAAGTCCGGAAGGCGGAAGCCGTTCAATTACTGAAAGCGTAAAAGGGATGTGTTTCTTCCTGGTAATGCGGAGGAAGGTCGGTCGTCCAAGAGCGGCCGACCTTCCGAATTCGTGGGAGCACAACGAAGAATCAAGGCCGCCTTTCCCTCCCAAGAGAAATCAAGGAGATCGAAATGGAAATCGTAATCGCTACGTTAATAGCAACTGCAGTGGTAATACCGATCTGGGCATCGGTAAGCAAGATCAGAGACATTATGGAGGACATTAAACGTTAAAAGAGAAAGAGGGGGGCGTCATGGCCCCCCTCTTACTAAAACAGCAGCTTTTTGATTAATCCCAAGTCCCAGCCGATCATGACGGCCACACCCGGTCCAAGCTTCCCGTCCCCCCCTAACACCATACCTCCACCGACCATGACGTCCGGCACCACCCGCTCCCAGAATAGTTTCCTTTCATAGGATGAAATAAGCTCAGCCTGAACCCTGCTCTCAATCCGACCGGCCATAAACGCGTCTTCCCAACCCCGGCTGGAGCTCTTCCACCGATCCTTCAATTTGACCATGTCCTTGAAGCTTCGATCCTTCAAAATCATCTCACGGGTTTGATTCTCAACGATCAGGTTGAGATCGGCTATCCTCCCCTGAAATAGACCGACCTGGTCACGGAGGTTGGTCGTTTCCTCCAACGAGAAGACGAAACCACGCATGGCCGGTTCATTCGCCCTATAGACGTCGTCGGTCACAGAATAGTTAACTTCGGACCCGGCCTGCTGTGGATACAGTTGAACTACCAAGGTTTCAGCCGTCCGGGCGAGGTCGTCCGGCATCATCTCCTCAACTTTTCCCACGGCATCTGCCAAGGCGGTCTGCAACCGGTTGACGTCCGTCTGTAGCCGTCGAATCCGGTCCAAGGCCCCCCTCCTTTCGGCCCGAAGACCGGCTATCACCTCCTCACGCGCAGCCAGATCAAGTATAAATCTCCTCTCGGCCTCCCCGGCTGCCCGCTTCTGCCGATCGGCCTCCTCTACCGCCGATCGGACCGCCTCCCGCTGCGCCTTCAATCTATCTTTCAGATCTGCTATCTGTCTGTCGGTGAAATATCTGACGGAGAAATAAGTCCCGGCCACGGCCAGGACCGCTCCCAGTATAAAGACCGACAGATAACCCCGAAATTGCTTGCTTACCATTTAACCGTCTTCCAAAGCTTAAAGATCTTATGGACGTAATCCCGGTTTTCCCGGAACGCCTCCTCACCCCGGTTCGAGCACTCCTCCACACAGCCGAACCACATATCCCTTTCACAATGCCTCAGCCTGGGTTCATGACGTTTCCTCCCATCGAGCAACTGCTGATCCTTCCGAACCCAACCCAAACCCCCGTTGTAAGAGGAATAGACGAATGCCCAATGGTGATCTGTATCTGCCCCCACGGTTCTCTCCCATAACCACCTGTCATAGAGGATAATCGCCCGGATGGACCAGACCGGATTGAACCTCGGATCCGGATCTTCGAATCCCTGAAGGGAGGGGAACAGTTCGATGATCCAGTCCCGGGTCTTCGGCATAAACTGACCCAGGCCCGCTGCGCCGATACGGTTCTCGGCATCCGACTTAAACCAGGATTCCTGTTGGATCTGAGGAGGAAATCTCGTGGTATCCACCTGCAAGCCCCAGTTGGTGTAGGCCTCGGCCTTAATGATCCGGGCATACTTCCAATAATCTCTCGGAGGCTCTTCCTTGGCCTCAGGTTGCCCTATGGCTATTATATTCGCCACCCATGCGCTCAAGGCCAAGGAGAGTACCATCCTGCGTCCGGATGATATGTGTGAGATCGTAGATGTGGCCATCTTGTACCGTCCAGGATTCTACCGATACGCCTTCTACCCACTCCGGATGTTTCAGCGTCGGGTTTTGCGTGTTTTATGGTCCTATGTGTTAAGGTCCACCGATATTGGCCATAACTCCGAGGATTAAAGCCCCATAGATAAACGCCCTCAGTACACATACCCCGGCAATGATGACCGCATCCGGAAGGCTGTTATCGTCCCGTTCAATCATCGCCTTGACGTCTATATACCCGAATGCTGATTTCCACAGTATGTGTGCCAGCACAAACGCCAACGTGCCGAGAAACAGCCTCCAGCCCCCGGCTAAAACCAGTCTGAAGTCGAAAAAGAAAATCGACGCAGCCAGGATCAGCCATACCGGCCAAAGCCTAATCAGTTCACGCTTTACCCTGTCAAGTAACTCCTTCACCATCCTACTCTCCTTTTTCATGTCGAATAATGATTTCAATCCGCTGGCAGGATGCTGGAACGCTGACCACCACCTCTCGGCATCCGTCGTCCGGCGGTGACGGTTTTGATCCTTTAGGTTTTTTCGGCCGTTTTGGCTTCTTGGGTGGTTCCGGCATACCCAGAATCCCCCTGGCTTCGGCCATGGTACCTCCGAATTCATACCACTCCGGCTTAGCCACACCCCCGGTGCCGAGCCCGATCGGCATTCCTACTTTAAATTTAAACCGGTCATCATCCTTCAGGATGTCACCGTTACCCTCATAGACGATGTCTCCGTCGGAGCATCTGATCTTATACTTCATCTCCTTCTACCTCCTTGAGGCCTATTCGACCACAACATATAAAAGTTCAAATCAGTCACCCCCCGTTACAATCGGTGTGGGTGGCGTTTTCCGTACCATGTTCTCAATCATAAACGCCATGCGACGTCTTCTGACTTCTTCGATGGGTGCTTCCTCATCCGGCGTATCGATGAACGGTTCCTCATCCCCCTGCAGCAACAGTACCGTCGTACCGCCGGAGCCGGGGCACGGACCCGCTTCATTCGTTATTCCACACCTTACCGACACCGACGTCGACGGTGTAAAATTACCTGTAATGCCACCGTCTCCGCCGTTTATAATGTGGACTTCGTCAACCTCTCCGATGAGAAAATTCCCCGGATCGTCAGCATCCTCGGCCCCCACCAGTACAGCGTTTGCACCCGTGTTGTTCGTCGTCCCTGCAAAGGTTCCGCTGTCCTCCGCTATACCGTCGATGTATAGCGTTACCGTATTATCGCCGGTCCGCACAACCGCGACATGGTGCCATTCACCGTCTGCTATGTTCGTCGTCCCTGTAAGTTCAAACGCTGTCGTCGTTCCATCCGTCGAGGCTCTAAATACGGCCACGCCGTCTTCAATCACCAGTTCCCAGCCGAGATCGCCTGCCGTCCAATTCGTAATCAGTGCTCCGTCACCTTCGGTCTTACACCACAGCATGATCACAAAATCGCCGTCAAACTGAAAATCGGTTGACGGCGACGGCGTTACCTCTATATAGCTGGCACCGTCGAACACAATCGAACCGTCACCCGTCTTCGGCGTCGACGTGTTCTGGCTGACGGAGCCTGCCGAAGTATCGATCTCTTCCGGGGTAAACGAATCCGACGTATACCTCGCCGTTCCGTTTATGATCCGTGCCTGCGTTATCCATCCATCGATACCATAGTCACCACCGGCACCGTCGAGATGGAACAGTCGAAGTAGCCCTGAGTAATCCCCGATAGACTGCGCACTTACTACCTCCGCTACTTTGTTCCCATCTATGTACATCCGCCATGTATTCACGGATCTGGTCACCGCGAAGTGATACCATGTGTCCAGCGATACACCGGCTGACGTTTTACTTATTATCGACACCCCATCAACATAAAAATGCCACGCATCAGCCGAACTGTCATACATGCACCCCCACCAGTTGCCGGAGTCCTGCCGCTGGGTCCAGAAATAATTCTCATCATTACCGTTCCAGGCATTGAACCTCACGTAACATTCAATCGTGAAATCGCCGGATCCTCCGCCCAACTGCCAGTCATCCTGATCGGCCCAAGCTAACCCCGGTCCCTTCAGAGGATTTACTCACCTCTCCAGACTGTTCTTCCGCTTCGTAATTCAAGTCTCCATGTATTAACACCTGCGTGTTGGGATCCATCTCGAACGGTTCAGTGGGTGGCGTGAAGTTAGACGTATAACGAGCATTACTGCTTATCCTTATCTCATCAAAACTACCTACTCCCGGAGATCCGCTCACAATCCCTCTAGCCCAAAACGTCTGCGACTTTTGAGGTAGATCCACTGAATTCGTTGAGGTAGAGCCGACTTGATTTCCATTAACAAACATACGGGTCGATCCACCGCTTCTACATACCGCCAGGTGATACCAGGTATCGGTTGCCGGAGTCCAGTTAACCTCTATCAACCAATTGTACGAACCTTCATACCGCCCGACCCTGAGAACCGGACTCGCCCCCGATCTATCGAAGAACCAGTGCCACCTGCTTGACGTAGAATTCGCATGGGTGAAAATCGGAAACTTATTGATGCCTGCAGCCAGACCGCTGAACGACGTCGGCGTCTTCCACCAGCACTCCCATGTGAAATCCCCGGTGCCGGGTGCAGTATAACTGTCTATTTCGAGACCGGCAGTAGACGGCGGTGCCTCGCTTCCCCTCGTCCAAAACAGAGCGCCCGATCCAAATTTTTCTTCGAGTCCGTCATGGTCCGTCGCCCTCACACGCTGATTAAGAGTCACCGTATACGGAGACCCTCCGTTTTGAACCTCATCGGTAACTGTACTTCCATCTCCGTGTATCAAACTCAACGTATCTTCGTCGACGGTAAATGCAGCATCAGGCGGTGTAAACTCTGACGTATACCTGGCTACGTTGCTGATTCTTATCTCATCGAATTCACCTACAAGAGCGTCGATCTGTGTCCCATCCGATAGGTTTCCCTCCCTGCCGAACCACATCGTGTTGTAATCCGCCAGGGATATGGAGTTCGTTGCCGTCCCCTTCGACACACCGTCTACAAAAAACTCCCACGCGTTGCCGTTCCTAACCAGCGCTATGTGATACCAGGTATTATCTTCCGGCTGCCATGCCTTGTTGATGACGTTCGTCCAGTTCCCAGAACTCACCTCTACACGGAAGTCAAGAGCCGGTCCATCGTGTGCCGGTCCCCGCCACGCCATTATCCATCTGTGATCGTTGTCGGTATGGTAACTGAGGAACGTTTGGATCTTCTTCGAATCCATATCGTTACCGGTCTTCCACCAGAACTCTACCGTGAAATCGCCGGTTCCGAGCGCAAATCCGGGCCTGTCCTGCAGAGTCAGATATCCGTCGTCACTTGCCGATCCGGTATATTGGTCTCCATAAAAATGTATCGCACCCGTCCCAAACTTTTTCGTCGTCAATGCCTGTATCTTCGTCGGTGTCAACGTTACGGCAGTCCCGCCCTCAATGGCCTCCGACTTCCGGGCATTTACGCTGCTCTCCGTCACCTTGTCTTCAGCATCAATCTCCTCGTCGCCCGTAAGTACAAAGTCTCCGATCTGAACGCCTTTCGAAGATACGGTCGGCTGCGTCTGGTCACCGACCTCCATGACGATTTCAAGACTCGGGGTAAACAGATTGTCCCCATCGGTTATCTCGACGGCATAACGACGCCCGTCCTCCATAGGCGTCGTCCCGTTCAATGCTGACGACAGCTGCACGTCACCACGGTTCTCCGATCCGACGGCAGGTGTAACCTCTGCAGTAGCCTTGAACCACACGTTCCCACCGGAATCCATGTCATTCCAGCCGTTATCTACTCTAACGGCTACCTTGTATTTCCCGGTCCCGGCATTCTTATATCCGATGGAGCGGAGATACGCCACTTGATCTGCAGCTACCCCGTCTCCCCATCTGCTTGCCGTATATAGAAATCTCCCGTCAGTTACGTCAGGTTGCTCAACGGCAGGCGGTTGACGGAACGGAATCGGTATCCTGACGCCTTCGACCAGCGAAAGCCGCATCCACAATCGCGCCGAGTACAGCGCCATATCGGCCGCCCCACCGTTCCAATACTTCACCTCGAACGATTCACCGTCGGTGAAGTTTTCTGCATCATCGGCGAAGTCTGCCTGGAACGCCTGCACATCAGTCCCGGTATTCGTAGTGGGTCCTACTTCGCTGCCCGCAACCTTGCCCCCATTTGAATTGAACAATGCCGCCCGCGTCCCACCGGGATCCACATCACCGCCCAGATTACAATCCAGCGTCCATCCGTCAATGACGGCGTTCCCATGCCAGAAATCCTTGTCCTTCTTCCATAGTACGAAGTTCCCCGCCGATACTTGGCTCGGCGATGTACTGCCGGGCGATGAAATCAGTTCGGGTGTCTGCCCCCAATCGGCCGTGTGATTCGATGGGGCACTGTAAAAATCCATCAGGTTGAACGGGATAGCAAGCTTCGTGGCATTCGTCAGCACCACCACAACAAAGCACTGCAGGCACGGCCCGAGCACATCACCTTCGTCGGCTGGCATACTGAGATAATAGTTACGCGCCGTCACCATATCCAGCGACAGACCGGTCGCCCGCTGCCTCCCGTAACTGCGGTTACCGGCAGGTAGCGACACCGTGTCCTGCTGCGTTCCGTCATCCCTATATATCCTAATCGTGTGGCTGTTTTGAGCGGTCTTATCGATCGAAAAAAACTCAAGCTCCATCGATATACTGTCCGCTTCAAACCAGCTCGGGTTGAAATGGAACATGTTCCGTTTAAACCGCTTCGTTGTGAGCGAGTCGGCCTTGAACGAACCATTCCCAACGGGTATGTAAACCTCGCAATTGACGCCCATTGCCGCGACCTCATTTCACAGGATGGATATACAGGGATCCGTCATCCTCTCCGGTATCCTTAATCGCAGCAATCCGTGCCCCCTTACTGACCGGGAATCTGTAAGTCGCATTCGCCACCATGAAATAGCTAGTGCCGACTACCGCTGTAGGAGTACCGGTACTGGCGATCCGGATCCATACATTGACGGTGGATACCAGATCCACAAATACGTCCTCCGCATCGGCAGCCAGGAGTTCGGTGTTAGCCGAAGTTCCGGTTACCGACAAAACCTTCCCGGTCAAATCCTCCGGGGTCTTGAAGCCTTTCTCAATCATCCTACAACCTCTCTAAGAGTAGATTCATGTTATAAACGGTCAGATTCTGTACAGGTCCCGAAGCGTCTTGGACCTGCAACGTCAGTATATCGCCGGAGTCCAGGTCAACGAAGCTGACGTGGGTGGCGACTCCGGTGTCGGAACTGCCCGTAGTCCTCCGCATCCGGGTCTTATAGGCCGGTGCCGCCCCGTTGATGCTCAACCCAAATATATAATCGCCACCGGAACCGCCGGAAAAGCTGACATGATAAGTTAAGCGGTAATTGCCGCCTACCTCTACTAACAGCGAATAGTTGCCGGATTTCTGCATACCGGCAGTCGGACCCAACGACAGCTGACCGCCGTTGCCGGTGATGTCGGTCCAGACACCGGCACCGGAGGGAGACACCGTAAAGCTGCTGGAATCCTCATACAGCTCACCGTAGACCTTATCGACGAGGGTACAACGGATGTTGTCATCCACGTCCACCACGGCCAGGAAGATGATCCGCCTTCCGGGATAGATGGTATCCGGCTCATTGTCAAAGATCCACTTAGACTCAAAGTCGATGCTGTGGGCACTGTCAGTACCGGCCACGCCCGTTACATCGATCATGAACATGACGCCCCGTGGCAGTACTGACGGATCCTTCATCGTAATCGTATCGATCACGGCTATCCGGTGATAGAGGCCCTGCCCGAGATCTATGGTGAAATCGCCGGACTGGTTCCCCCAGTCCTTAAAGCCCTGTATCGGAGCGTCCACCAGACCGGCTCCGGCCTGTCTGGCTTTCCATACCTGGTCGGCATTGTCCCATCGCAACCTTGGTTTTTCCCCGGCTCCGTCGGCGGTCTGAGCCTCGATCGTTTTATCGCTGTCGGTGCCGTCCCCAAGATGGATGGTATCCTCATGATGTCCGGTTGATGGATCGTGGTCGACTTCATGCTGCTGCTTATTATACTCCGTGTTCTCGATCAGATCGTTGACGTCCTGATAGAATAGAGGATCCCCCAAAGTCTTATCCGTTATCGCGTTCCAATCTGCCATGATAGTCTACCTCCGTTTTACGAGCAAAATGTATGAGGATCGGAACCGTCTCCGAACTTTCCGGTGATCTCATCGGCCAGATACCACCACGTTTCCTTTTCAGCATCGGTAGCAGACGGGTAGTCGGATGGCGGGTTATCCCGATCAGCCAAAACGTGGCATTCCACCAGATTGGTCCTGATCCCCGTGACGCTGTATTTCAGTTTGTCAAAGTCGAACTTGAGCCCGGAAATCCAGATCGGCTCTTCCGTCGGACCGGCTCGCTGGTAATGGGTCACATTGATGTACTCACCGATTTCCAGGTTCGACATCGTCTCCGGTGCCGGTACCTCAAATTCGACTATATCGGATACCGTCCTCCGTAGGAACAACCGCTTCTGCGCCACGTCCAACGCAGTAGTGGCGTCACCCACAAACCAGAAGAACGGTGAATCCTCGTACACCCGCCCCAGCACGGACAGGCCCTGGGCATCTTCAACCGACCCGAAACCGCGCCAGTTCTTCGCCAACCAGTCCCGGTCGTACTGGTAGCTTACCTTATTCTTAACGTTCCCCTGTTCGGCCTGGGAGAACGTGTTCATCAGGATTAGTTGGGTCTCGTCATACGTCTCCGGGTCCGCCGCGATCGCCTCAAAGATCTTGATGTCCAGCCTACCTCTGGTATTGACGAACATGAACATGTTGAATGAACTCAGGAACCGTGCTACCACGTCCTCGATGCTGGTCAATTCCAGCACGGCCCCGTTACACAGCCAGCCCCGGCTAAGGACGAACTGATTGGCCGTGTTCCATGATGATTTTTCGAACTTGGAAAAGGTTATGCCCACATGATTGACCAGGAAATCGCGCAGGCATTCGATCGGGGAGGTCGCCAAGGCCCCCCCGGCTCCGCCGGACAGGGTAGCGCCCCTAACGTTGGCCGTAACCGTATCAAACCGGATGAAGGTGTGGTCTACCCCGTCCACCGTCGTGGTGTCGATGAAATAATCCGTATTAAGGACCATCCCGAGGTCATCCTCCACGTGCTGTCCGTACAGGTAGACGTCGTCCACCGAGTGAACCGCGGTCTGTGCTACCAGGTGTCGATGTGCCACGGTATCCACGTATGGGCAGGGAACCGCCCCTCCGGTCGCACTCAGGTTACCGTAGATGATCGGTTTGAAGGTCCACGGCTCCCGCTTCTCCGGCAGGTTCGGGAACTGCTCCTCGGTAATGACCCCGGAGACGTCCCGGTTAAAGAGGTCATAGGTATAATCCCGGAGGGTAATGAGGAAGGACTGGTCCTCCATGATCCTGCCGGTGTACACCGTCCCCTCGAATATCTTCGAGAAATCGTTGGAGAAGGATCCGCCCTCCGGACCGATGTACAGGGTCCCGGTTCCACCCCGGATCGTGTCCGTCGTCTTCCAGGTCGTGAAGTGGCCGTCCGCGTTACTGAGCTTAATGCTGACGTTACCTACGATCGGCATGCCGGGCGGATTAGGAATCGATCTGACGCCTACACCGTATGAAAGGATTCGAGGGTCATACCACCTGGTAGGATGCTTGACGGCCACGCTGGAGTAATACCGGGTCTCGTTATTACTGGAGAGTTCCAGCAACAGCAGTTCCCCCTGCAGGCTCGGCAGTTCGTCGCTGGGACCCGGCCACCAGTTGATGTGCCAGTACGAGGGGTCACCGCTCCCTATCTGACCGGCAAACCAACTGGCATCAAAATACCCCTCTCCGCCTTCAGGCATCTTATCTCATCCCTCTCATATATCGTCCTGCGTCTCCTCTACGCAGAAAGGCCATGGTGGTTATATATATATAGCCACCCCACATCAAAAGCCGAGGAAGATACCTTCCTCGGCTAAGATGAAGGTGACAGCGTTATGGCCGTCCTCTCATCGAACGCGTTTACAACACCGATGATGCGGACCGCGTTTCCGTTCGGGGTCTTAAAAGTCGATCCCTGATCCGTGGTTACCCCGGCCAAGGCTGCCAGGATGATCGACTCGGCCTGCTGCCGGGTGATGCTCCCCTCCGATTCGATCACCGAATCGTCCACTCCCGCCGTCACCAGTGAGACGAACGCGTCATCCGTGATGTTCCGGTTTCGGGCGTGCTGCCCGTCACTGTTACCGTAGAAGGTTATGTTTATCTGTTGATCCTCCCACGCCTTGGGATCGGTCTGGTCTATGATCAGGACGGTTAACCTCTTACATTGAGTCTCGGCATCGGTGAGCACCAATCGAAACGTCCCCTTCTCCACATGGGACGGTAAATTTGTCGCATCCCCGGTCGTGGGACCCCCGGTCTCATTCGTATATTTATGCAGGCGGACGTCCCCCGTGACGAATGAAGGAGGGTCATCGTTAAAATTCATCTCACCCGTCCGGAGGAGGGGGAATTCAACCTGCGTGCTCACTCCATATTGACGTTCAAACTCCATACCTTACATCTCCTAAAAGCCACGGCTTATACCCCGGTTGCCCCCCCTGAATATCCCACGCTCCCTAACCCCGACACCGGTCGGTATCTCGATCAGTACTTCGACCGGCAGCTGGGTCAATCTCGCCGGGTTTACATTTGAATTAAGCACCGCTTCTAGCGCCACCTGCGTCACCCGGACCTGTGCATCCGTCGGGGTAACCAGGACCTCGGCCCCGGCCTGGGTCACCTGCGCCTCGTCGTCGAGCGAATCGGTGCCGAAGCAGAAATAATGATAGGTGTCCCCGCTTCGATTTACATTCGAGCTGTTCCCCAGCGAAAAGCCGGTGGCGGAAAGCGTGATGCCGTTACTGAATCCGCTACCGGTCTCCACCGTCCTTCCCTGGGTGGTTGAGGTACCCGATTGATAGGTGTCGTAGTAGGACATCTCGACCCGGTCCCGGAAAGAGAAGCTGCCACCTATGGTCGAATTCCCCTTAATGAAAACCATCATCGGGGCAAATCCGACGTCGACGCTCTGACTCGATCCGTTCCCGGTATAGCTGCCCTCCGCGAAGTTCCCGGTAAAGGTATCCAATATACCCCAGTAATAATAGGTCTGATCGATCTGATTGACGTTGTTCGCGTTTCCTATCTGGAACCCGTTCGTGATGAAGGCCTGGATGTGGTTGGCAGCCAGGCCGGAACTCATGTCGTAATAAGAATTGTCACCGGCAATCGTGGCGATCCTCCAGACGCATTCATAACTGGAACTGGCCGGTATGATCATCAGCATTTGAGGGTCGGACGACAGCCCGACGATGTTCCGGTTGTCCGTGCCGTCCCCGACATAACTACCGGTGAAAAAATCCGTCCCCCACATCGCACACCAACCGTAGGCAGACGGAATCGATTGTGCAGAGGTTATAGTGGGTGCGGCGTTAAAGTTATCGCTGTCCCCGATGGTGAAGCCCTGGCTGTCCAGGCTGATGATACGGTCCGCCCCGCCGAGCCTGGCGTCGTAGTAATGGGTGTCAAGCAGCATCTCGGGAGTTTTGACGGCCAGACCCCGGCCTGAAAACCAGTAATGCAGGATAACCGGTTGGCCCCCGATCCTCCTGATCTGCTTCGTGGCCGATCCGTCCCCGAGATGGACGCCGTTAACGCAGTATAGGCTCATATCCTGACCTCACACCCGAATTCACAATTGTTCACCTTATCTATAGTCCAGGCCGCCGAATTCGGATCTACGTCTTCGAACAGCTGGTCGTACATCCAATCGGCATTAATCGCCTTAACGTCCGTGGTCTGGCCTTCCCCGGAGTATGGACCGGTCAGGACCGCGTATCCCCCCAACTTCCGGACCCCTGGGTGCTCCTTCATCCCCCTTATATTCCAAGCTACGGTATGTACATCCCCCACCGTGCTGACCAGATCGGCATATGTATATGTATCCTTGTTACCCACGGCCGTGGTATGGACGTAGCTCGTGGCGTCGTCCGGGTCTGCCTCATCGACGGCCTGATAATTGCTGGCCGCCCCGGAGACCGACCAGGTCGTGTAGGTCCCGGTTCCGATCGGAAGGATCGATTCCACCCGGCAGTTACCCTTCGGCGTGTTACCGTCCAGGATGTAGACGTCATCCCAGTGAAAATTGACTCCAACCGTACCGCCGAAGCCCTCGAAGCTACCCAGTATACTCATGTCGATGAAGGCGTTGGCCGAATTCTGGGTATCCTGCCCGGTTAGATTAAACTCCTGGACCCTGTTGCCAGCGCTGTCGGTCAGCCACATGTTGAACACACCGGCCGTGTTGTCGATGGTGACCGCAATCTCTATGTAGTACCATTCGTTAGCGTTTATCACCGAACTGGTACCCAGCAGGATCCCGCCGTGCCTATATGCCCTCAACGATCGATCGGTATGGATGGTTAGGTATACCTGCCGGGTATAGTTCTCCCGGCATTCCCAGATCGTCCTAGCCGCGGACGGGGTCCCGGTGACCTCAAATCCGAATCCGACTACATGTGTAGTCAGCTGGGGAAGCGCAACTCCGGCCCCCTGGTTTTCCCGACTGTCGGAATAAAGATGCTGATTGCCGGTCCTCGGGTTCGTGGTCCTGATCTCAAAGGTGTTGCTGAACACCCTCTCCACCCGGTCATACTTATCCGTGATTTCGCTGTAATGATCGAAGCTGTCGATAAACTTGAAATCAGACATATCTAAAGTCTAGGCCGTCAGGATGTATCCGGCCTCCATCGCGTTAACCCCGGCTACGGTCCACGCCGTCGCCGTGTCGGGATCGGTCTCCCAGATATGCCAGTAATGCTTATAATACGGATCCAGGTTCTCATCGTTGCCGGATGCCTCGGCAGTACCGGATCTTATCCTTAAAGCGATGGTCCTCGTGGCGTCCAACGCGTTCCTATCCCGAGCCCAGATCCAAGGTTTAACCGCGTGTACCGTCCCGGCCGTGGTAGACAGGTTCTGTTGGGCAAACGTATCCTGATCGGTAACCGTAGCTGAGTAATTGAACGTCCCATCCTGGTCTATCTGATCGGTCTCATCTACTTCGAGGTAATTCGATCCCCCACCGATGCCGGTCCAATCGGCGTTCGTCCCGGCCCCGCTGGGTCTGATCGTCTCCACGAGCGGGTCACCCAGTTTAGTCCCTGCGCCGGTCATGATATACAGATCGTCAATGCGCCACGGGTCCCAGTTGCTCTGTAGGGTCTGGGATCCACCTATATAGACGGTATCGACCCCGTCGAGAGAGGCATGAGCGTTAAAGTCGATGCCGGTTCGGTCAATCTTCTGTACCCCGTTGATCCAAACCTGAATCTCCCCGTTCGGCGACTCCCGGCAAACCGCCCTTAACTCTACATAATTCCAAGTTCCGATCTTGAGCGCCCCGCCGGTAAACCGGTCCACCTCTCCGGCGGTCTGCCAGATCTGCAGGCCCCCTCCACGAATTAAGCGTAGTGAGAATTGAAGGGTAGTATTCCGGTAGCATTGTGCCAGGATCTGTTCCTGGCCGGTCCCCGAACCGTCACGATCGTTCTCAAGCCAGACGGCGAACCCGAATATGACCGTTTGATCCGCCGTGAAGGTATATTTATGGTACGCCCGGGAGTTCTCATGCCGTTTGGAATATCCGCCGAATCTGCCGGTGGCCCGGCGGAATTGAGCGACCGCGATACCGTCGGTGGTTAAGTTCTGGGCCTTGTGCCACCACCAGCTCGAAAAATCGTACCCCTCCATCGCTTCGAGCGCCATTATGCGTCCATCTCCATCCCGAATTCGGTATTAAGTAGATTGGCCAGCGTCCAACCTGCCCCGGTGGGGTCAAGTTCGAAGATGTGCTGTAGGTTGTTGTACTCGTCGCTGAACACCGGCAGTTGGTCGCTTAAATCGTCCGTAGCGGCCCTCCTCTGAAGTGCTTTTAGATACCTATGACCGCCGCTGTCCTTCTTCGACATCAGGTTGACAGCCGCGGCGAACACCGTACCGCCGGTCGGCGTCGGACTGTCAAAGGTGTAGGAGTCCAGCTGCCCGGCCGTGGCGCTATATACATAGCTGGTATCGTCGTCCGGAGGATTTTCATCTACCATCTCATAGTTATTCGATCCTCCGGATCGACTCCACTGACTGTAATTCCCGGCCCCGTTCGGTAGCAGGCCCTCCACCCGGACGTCGGCCAACCGGGTAACATTCCCAACAGCGTCGTTCGGGTCCATGATGTAGACATCGTCCACCCACTGCTTATCCAAATTCGTAGTGAGCGCAGACCACCTGTCGGAGAAGGCTAAAACGCAGATATTCGAACTATCGGATCCACCCTTGGTATCCTGCCCGGTCAGGTTCAAGACCTGTACGTCGTCCACCCAGACGATGGAGGTACCGACCGTATTATCAACCTTAATCCGCCATTCAATATAGCACCAACCACCGGCTTTACAGATCGGGGTCCCGGTTCCTCCGATCTTGGTACCGGGCGATCCACCATAAGCGTTAATGTGCATGGCCGGAGTAATTTTCAGTGAGGCGTGGAAATCAAACGACCCCCAGACCTGACAGATGGTCTGTTCCAACATCGGTGCCTGATCAATCTTCCAGGCAAATCCGATGATCAGATCGTTACTGTCCTCGATCCTCATCTCCCAGTAGTCACGCGGCGTGTCCCAACTGACCGCTCCTCCCCCCCATCTGCCCTCACCGTTGATCACGGGAGGACCGCTGAGACTATAATAGTCATCCAGTTTATCCAGGATGACCGTGTAATGATCGAATCCGTCTACCCTAATCAGGCTCACAGCTCAATCCTTACTCCCTTGCTCTCTTCCACCATGGTGATGTCGGCGCTGAACCGACACGGCGCTATCGATCTGACGTTCCAATCGGGATTCTTCCTACCGTAGATCAGGAAAGGTCGCGCCAGAATCGGTACGAAGAGAAACGGCCTACCGTCCCCCCTGACGGCATCATGCATGTTGAATACGTCGTCCCGCTCCGATTCGGTCAACGGTTCAAACCGATACGATCTACTCTCCAGGTTATACATGTCATAGGTGTGTCTCACCCCGCGCTGCGTCTGATGCCTGACCTTGACCTCCTCCATCGCTTCGCCATGACCGATCTCGAACATCACCGGCAATTCGACCATCAGGCCGATGATCAGTTCCCCGATCTCGGTATTTTCACTGTTCGCGTCCGTAATCTGGATGTATATGTCCCTCGATTGCTCCGGCGTGTCCAACCTCCAGTACATGTCCTTCAACCGATAAGTCGGGCTTCCACCGACCGGAACCGGAGACCCGGTTCCGGCAATGTCGGCCAGCACCACGATCGACACCGAAGGATGGAAGTTATGACCGATGAAAGCTATGGTGTCCCACGTCTTAACCTCCCCCATATCGATGTTGATATTTCCCCCGGTGGTCACGGTAAACCTGAACGGTTTCGCCGGATTCCTGTTATAGAGGTTCTCCTTAGGATAACCGGCGTCCTCGGTGGAAACCGATACCGTGGAATCCTCCAGGTAATTCGTCACTACATAACCGGGGTATTTACTGCCCATTTAAGGTCCCCTGTATCCTTCTAATGCGTTCGGCCGTCCGTTCCGCAATCTGAGCGGCGTTCCGCTCCATTAACTCGTTAATCCTCATAGCCAACGCTTCATCATCCTGCACATCACCTTCTACCGTGATGGGAGAATTTACATTTACACTGACGTTAACCGACCGGCCCCCGGCAGGCATCCTGCTGACCGGTTCCCCGCCACGCCTGGCATTAAAGACGTCGGCGAACGACTGCTGCAGCCGGGACATGGCCGCCGATTGCCTCCTGTTTATTATCTCCTCACCGGCGTGTACAAAAGCCAGGCCGGATCTCTCAACGAATCCCCCGATTTGACCACCGGGCGGTCTTATTCCGGGTGGAGACCCGATCTGCGCATACCGTGCATCAACATCACCGAACGGGATACCGGTTATGCTGTTTATCGCGTCCACCGCGCTACCGGTGTCATCCCTGATGTCGGCCAGATCGGAATTGATTGAGGCTGCCGTGTCCGACGACGCCGCTTTAACATTCGCCAAAGCGTCGATCAATCGTTCAATCGCCACCTCAAACCGTTTCGTCATATCCTCGATGGCCGATGCCAGGGTATCCTGCAGCCCCTCTACCTCGCCCATCACATCCTGCACGACTGCCTGTGCCTTTTCATTGTCGGCAATGAATTCGGCCAACGACAGCCCGGCCGCCTGTGCCTCCTGAACGATCCGGGTAAAGGCCTCAAACTTAGACACATCCCCGCCGAGTTCATTGATCTTCTTTCGTATCTCGTCGGTGAGCTCTCCGGTCTCCAGGAACTGGGCAACCCAACCCTGGGTCGCCGGTAACAGTTCTTCCAACTCGTTCCTCAAGGTGCCGAACTCATTCTGCAGTTCCTTGGTGGCTCGGAGTTCTGCGTTCAGACCCTCCACGGACGCAGCCAGGACCGGATCGACGGCTTCAAACTTAGCCTTCAACTCATCGGTCAGCCGCCCGGTCTCAAGGAAATCGGTCACCAGGTCTTGAAGCTCCTCATCCAGCCTCTCAAAACTGCTGGCAGCCTGGTCAACCCCTCCGGCCATCTCGATCACCTGGTCTATCAATCCCCGGTAATCGACCCCGATGGCCTGTTGGAATCCGGGTCCCGCACTGTCCAGCAGGATCTTCAACTGTCTCCCAAATTCCTCCATATTGCCTTCTTCAACCGCCTGTCTGGCCGCATCGCTGAGGTCGAAGAAAACCGATCCGCCCTCCCGGGTGTACTTCAATCCGGCCGCTACCGCCTTGGCCCCCGCCTCCGCACTGAAGGCAATCCGGGACATGTTCTTAATAAAGACGTCGGCCGTGGTTTTACCGGTTAAACCCTGCAGGGCTGCAAAGAGGGTGGTGGTCTCCTTCCTGTGATGCTCCAACGCCTTAGCCGTGGTCTTCAAGGTCTCGGTGATGAATTGATTCACGTTACCTAGACCGGAGAAATCCCGGACGGTTTCTTCATCGAATTTTTCCTTGGCCGTTTTCTTGAACAACCCGACGAGCGCACCGACACCCTTGGTGATGAGCCCCGGTAACATCGCCAGACCACCGCTCACCAGGCCGCTCACCAGGCCGCCCGCCAGGCCGCCGAACAACCCGCCGAGATTTAGACCGCCGAGCTTCAGACCGCCGAACAGGCCACTGATTCCGCCGCCGATTTTATCGCTCAGCTTACTGAACGCACCCGCTAACGGCTGCATCAGACCGACGGTTGTGGTCTGGAGCAATGAAGAGCCCAACTGTTTAAACATACCCTTCATCGTCTCGCCGAAGCTCTTACCTTCGAAGATGATGTCGGACAGGCCCTGGGCGAAGTTGGATGTTATATTCCCCATGGCCGTACTCCAGACCTTCTCCCACTTTTCGGCCTCCTCCTGATTTCTCTGTAACTCCTCGGTGAACTCGATGGCCGCCCTGACCTCGTCGCTGAGTTCGATCCCGAGCTTGTCAGCCTGGTCCTTCATCTTGGCGAGTGCACCGCCGTCCCTGCCGATCATGACGAGGATGTCCTCCAGGTCGAAACCCCGCTGGGTCAATTCCTGGAAGACCGTGTTGACATCTTCGATTTCCTGAGCCAGTTCTCGCTTTCTCTTAAAGACGTCCAGCGTAACGTCGGAGAGAACGCCGAATTCGTCGGACAGCTTGACTGTCTGTGGGACCTCGGCCATAATCAACGCCGTACCCTCTCTAATACTCCTGTTTAACTTTTTCTTTTCGGCCTCGACGATCTTCAATGCGTTCTTGTGGCCCTCGGCCTTCCTGGCTGCCTCCTCAAGACCGGTGATGAATTCCGGTAACTCCTTGTTCGATTCACCCAGGGCGGTATTCAATTCACGCTGTTTCTTAGCCGCATCGATTATCTGTTTGCCATAGGCCGCTATCAGTTCTTCCTTACTGAACCCCTCCTTGTTCAGTTTAATCAACATCTCCTCCAGGTTGGCTGCCGGGTTTAACAGGTCCCTGGTCCTGCTCTTCAGAGCCTCAAGTGCCTTGGCCTCCCTCTCGATCTCATCTGTACTCCTCCCGACGACCTTACCTAGACCGGTCTCGATCTTATCCAACTGTTCGAGAGTCCTACCGGCGTCCTCAGCCTCGTCCGAAACGGTCCCCAGCTCCTCACCCTGGTCTGCAAGCTCCTCGGTCACGGCCTTGAAACTGTCGGCCGCAGCGTCGGCGTCCTTCCCGGCCACACCGAGCCATTCGCCAAATGCCCGTATCCTGTCGGCCACCCAGCCCAGGGTATCCGCGATCTTCTGCAGCCAGAAATTGATCGCCACCTTAAGAATATCGGCAAACCAACTGAGGATCGGACCTACTACGTCCTTAACCGCCGAAGCGAGGGTCAGGAACGCCGGACCCAACCCCTCCTTGATCCATTTCCAGATGCCCCGGAACAGGTCCATCAGGGCAGACCCGACATCGGATAGGGCATCCCACACCGCCCCCAACGCCTCAGAGTCCGCGGCCAGGCCTACCAGCAGGCCCGTTAAAACCGTGATCCCCGCTATCCATCCAGCCGGACCGCTGATGACCGCCAATACCGACGACGCCGCCGTGCCCAGGGTGCCTAAAAACCCGGTAACCGAGGTCATGGTTACGCCCAGGGTGCCTAACGCACTACCGATTCCTCCAACTGCCGTAACCAGCTGGCCGACGATTACCAGGATGGGTCCTATCGCCGCCAGTAAAGCGGCAAAGGCAAGGACGGCGTTCTGCAGGGAGCCCGGCAGCTTGCTGAACCATTCGACACCGGTCTTGATCCAATCCACGAGGGTCATTAATGCCGGTATGATCTTCTCGTTAACGACCGGTAATAAGGCCTGCCCCATCTGAACGGCTGCCGCCCGCATGGAGGCCACGAATTGGTTCCACATGGCCGTGGTAGTCTTTTGAGATTCCTCAAACGTCCCATTCACATCCAGTAGGCTTTCGTTCATATCCCGGGAGATCCGGATGAACTCCTCGGCCTGTGATCCGGTAACACCCAGGACGCCCGACAAAGCCCGGATGTTGGGAATCAACTTGGCCAACCGTTCCTCGGCCTCAGACTGGCTGGCCGACATCTCGCGCACCCTCCTGACTATGTCAACCAAGGCCTGCGCGAATCCCCGCTCCCTGATCTGATCCTTGAATTCCTCGGCAGTGGTGCCCAGAGCAGCGAAGGTCTCCACCGTCTGATTGGCCGGTTTGATGAGAGTAGCCAGCGTCCCCCGGAGTGCCGTTACCGCTTCAGCCGAGTCCACACCCAATCGGGTAAAGGTGGCCACGAAAGAACCGACCTCCCCGAAGGATACCCCGACCTGAGAAGCCACACCCAATACCCGGCCGAGAGAACCGGCGAGGTCTGAAGCCTCTAGGTTACCCTCCCGGACGGTCTGGATGAGGACGGCCGTGGCCTTTTCGGCGTTCAGGTTCTCGGACCCGTACGCCTGCACCGCCGCCGTAACCGACCTGGCAATCTCGGCGGTCTCACCCAGTCCGATGGCCGACGCTTTAGCGGCGTTCTCAAGGATCTGCATGGCATCGGCACCGCGAGCACCGGCGGAGGTAACGACGAACAGCGCCTCCGCCAGTTCCTGCGGTCCCTTACCGACCTTAGGCCCAAGCTCAAGGATCGCGTCCCCCCATTCATCAACCTGCTCCTGGTTGATCCCGACCAGGGTATTGATGGTCTTCATCTGCTCTTCAAAATCAGCAGCGAATTTGACGGAGGCAACCCCGGCTGCGGCTAGAGGGAGGGTAAAGGCAGCGGTCATCCGACCGCCGATGGCGGTCATCTCCCCACCTACCGTCTTAAGCTTTTCACCCGCAGATTTGAGGTCCCCGGCCGAAGTACCGAGCTTTTTACTGAACTGCTCCCAGGCAGTGGTAGTCTGCTTAACCTCTCTTTGCTGGTCGTCCAGGGATTTACTTAACTCGTCGGACGCCTTCTTGGTCTTCTTCAGGCTCCCGGCACCCTTCTCCAACTTCTTCATCTCCCTGTCGATCTCGGCAGAGAGTTTCCTAAAGAGTTTTTTGAGAGCCTTAGGATCGGCTGTTAATTGGAATCTGATCTCCGGCAAAGCTAGTCTCCGGATGGCTTATCCCCACCACCAAAAATCATGGCGAGCAGATCCGCGAGGTGATGCTTGAGGATTAGAGCATCACGTTCAGCGTCAAGAGCCCGCTTAAATTCGAAACCCATCCTACAAAGGACCGCCTCTTCCGGGTACAGGTCCCTGGGTCCATAACGGACCCCCATCCGTAGGTCATCGACGATGTCGAAGATGTGGGTGGTGGCCTGCTGCCACTCTTCTATAAAATCGGGATCTAGCTCTACCCCCTCCCTCCTCAGATTCTTCCACTTCCTATATGGGTTATTCTTGCAACCGTCACATGCCATGGCGGAGGTCCGGAGCTTAAGGCAATGTACGGCATCCGGATTATCGTCCCGTATCTGCTGCTGCCGGGCTTCATCCCCGAGTGCTTCATACATCTCAAAGAAATCGGCCTCCTCCGGGCAACCCTCTCGATAATCCTTCTCGGCGAGTCGTCGTAGATTTTGGAGGACGACTTTAAATTCGTCCTCTACTACGCGTTTTTTATCATCACCCCCTTGAACAGCTCGGCAAGGACGAAATGTTTCCACCAGAACGGGATCGACCCCACCCACCTGTCCTTGTTGTCCAGGGTACATTCGACGCCGCCCAGGGTAACCCCGGTGACCTCCTGTATCATATCGTCATAGATATGTTCCACGACCGTGTAATCCTCGACCCTCATCCATTCGGATTTCCTGGTCTTCATCCTGCTCTGACCGGTGGCCATGGTGTGCCTCCGGGTATCAAATTCGGTCTCCCTCCGGAACCTGTGAACGATCTCGATTGAATCAATCCTCTCCCTGTCCGGATTCCAGAGTTCAAAGGTAGTCCTGATCTTCCGATCCCTGGCCTTCCCGATGATAAACCTGGCCTGGGCCGGAGCCTCCACGGTCTGGATCGCCACGTTACCGTACCCGTTCATGACGATCCTCTCCTCGATCTTAAGCCGAGGATTGTCTTTGATCCATTCTACCTGTTCCTCCACCGGCGGATCGTACGGTTCCCCCGACTCGTCCACCGCTTCGACTCCCGACATACGGATGAAGTACTTCCAGAAAAACTGATAGGCAGGACTGGCATCCGGTTTAAGTGTGAGCTCGTCCTTCCCCAGTTTAACCTTGGTGCTCGAGTCCTCAAGGAACTTTTTGATGTCCTTGGCCGTATACGGCCGCATATGAATGAGGATCATATACTCCGTCCCATCGTCGTCAATGGTTATCGGAAATATGAGCTCCTCGGCTTCGAGCTCGTACTTAGGGTCGTCCTCGATGACCAGCTGGCCTTCTAGGTTGAGTTCGGAAACCGTTCCGGCCGCCGATTCCTTCTCCGGGGCTTGATTCTTTACCATTTTACCTTACTCCTTTTTCCATCTACCTCGTGATCCAGCTTCAGGGATTAATTTTTGATCACGATAACCGCCAGGGTAAAAACTAACTCGGGTTATATGGGCAACCGTCACATGCCATCGATGATGCCTGGAGCATGTTGCAGATTAAACCCAGCTCCCGTAATGCCTTCATATCTCCTATACGTTTTTGAATTTCCGGATAACGATGGGCCTCGGGGCAATGATCACCCTCAACCACCAGGTTGAAATCCAGCACCGTAATTACCACCGCTCCACGTTTCCCCTTCCATTCCAGCCTGATGTCCTCCAGTTCCCCTCCGATCTTACCGATCAGCCGATCTTCGAAATAAAGCCGGGACTGGTACTTCTGGGTGGTGTCTATAACGACTGTAAGCTTACTGGCCTGTGCTCTGCCGGATCCTCTTTTAACCATGCCATCGAAATCCCCGCTTTATATACCTGCCAACTGAAATAGATGTCGTGCCCCCCATATGGCCTGTCCTCCTCCTGGAGTGTCACCCTCCATGCACCGGCTGAACCGCTGTGAACCAATTTACATCTAACGTCGGTCTTGAACCACGGATCCTCGATCCGATCAAATACCCCCCGGCGTACCAACGTACAGCCGAGGCCCACCCAGGTGAAATCCAGTACCACCCCCCCGCAGAGGGTCTTCCCGTCCTTCCGGAGCGGGTATCCGACCCCGACTACCTCGGATGGGCAGCTGAGCATCCTGGCCAGGGTCCCGGGTCGGGGTATTACGTCTTCCTCCACGAACCATAGGTGGGTGGCCCCGGAGTCTAACCCCCGCCGGGTTAACCACGTACAGCAGTCTGGAATGGGTCTGTTATGGGAAAACAATAATTCGTGGGGGTACTCCCGAACCTCCCGGTATACCGCCTCCAGCGTCCGGGATCTCAGGAGCCCACGTGTAGGGAAAAGGACCGCTACGAGCATGTATCCCCTGTCCTTCCTCATAGTACAATGACTGTATCTATACCTCCAAACTTCGCATCTGAGAGGAGGCAAAGGAAACAACCCACAGCGGTCTCAGCTTAAGCCGCTACCAACAACTCCGAGGTAAAGTCCGTAGTCAGGATTTCGATCTGAAGGTGTTCATCCGACCCGGATTTCAACACTGACTCCTCCGAGAACGTCAGCGTGTACGAGACGGTTTGACCCTCCTCACCGAACGATTCCTCAGCAATGACCAGATTCGGAATCTTGATCGTCATCGAATGTAGGTTGGTGTTGATCGTACTGCCCGGTGCATAGGCAATCAGCCAGAGTTCCGATACGACCTCATCCTGAAATCGGACGGCCTCCGCGGCGTCTACCTTGATGGTGATGCTGCCGGTCACCGTCTGATCACCGATCAGGACCTCCGACAGGTAATTGGAATCCGCACAATCGGTTTCGATCAGCCAGAGTTGGTCCGGATTCTGGTTGGCTGTGATGTTCCAGTTCAACACCTTGGCTGTGATGTCGAGCGGGTTATCGGCGTCCCCTAGCTTGACCTGTCCACAAAGCGTCTTGAAGAACACCGCCGAGCTGATGCCGGGGCTGGTAATTACGGCATCCTCCCTCTTCCGGGCTGCCCCATCGAAGCTCAGGACGACATGGTCATCCCTAGCACCGGTTAAGGTGAATGAGTTCAGGTAGACGCCGCTTAAACGCTTAGTCCACTCGGCACCCATCTTTTCATACATCGTGGTGTACAGGACCTCCTTGTTGACGGACAGATCCTGCCAGGTTATGGTGTACAGGTACTCATCCGGTGCACCGGCTGAATCCGGCTGGGTAGTAACGACGCTCCCCATGACGTAGGCAGCGGCGTACAGGGTCTCCAGATTGGTAGCCGAACGTTCTTGAGCATCGATGGCATAGAACCGCTGTACCACGTCATAAAACGTCGGATGGCTATGTCCTTTACCGTACCACGCCCGGTCAGACACGATGGCTGGCCTCTGCTCCGTGGAGGGGGAGAACCCCCTTAATGACCTCTGCTTGTTAACCTGGCCCACGGCCACGGGAGTCTTGATGTCAGCCTGTTTGTTCAAGCTAAATATCTGTTCATATTCTCTCGCGTGAACAGTCATCCTGCCTCCTCACTACTTCTTAATTAATTCGAATAACCCGGTACGCGCCAGATTTGTGTCATACTCCTCTTTAGTCACCGTGATCGGGTTATCGACCTCCATGAATTTTCTACTATAGCCGCTACTCCCACTTTTGATCTCCACCCACGGTACTTTAACCATGACTTTAACCGTCGGGTCAGGCTGTAAATCTGGAGTGACTGTCGCCTTTACCATCTCCGGAACCGGTTCCATGACTTTATATACTTCTTCAGGCTCGATCTCCTCGATTTCAGGTTGATCATTGTACTGCTCCAGAGCACGGATCAAATCTACCTTAAGAACCGCTCCGTTTACCCCGGTCCCCTTGACTGTCAGGCCCAGGGAATCCACCATATACTGAAGTTCCGATTTCGTCATCCTGTCATACATAAGCCGTTGCCCTTAAGACTATCCTTGCGTGTGCATAAGGACTTCCCTCCGAATAGTGGTACCGAGCCTCAGTCATGGTTATCGCAAAGCCAACATCACCGTCATCACAATATACGTTGTCCCGGGTATCGATCTTGATTTGACTCCTGATCCTAAGAACCAGCTCTCGGATGTACGTCCTAAGAATCCAACCATCAGGGACCATATCCTCGTGGATCGTAATAAAGACGGTCAGAAATCCGGTACTTGAGGTCGGATCATCGATCGAAGTCTGCCCGACATACCCATAATCAAACGCCTCGTCGGACACCTCCATATAGGTACCGACCCGGCTGAACGGATTATCCGGGATCGGGTTTATAACCCTCCCGTCCCCGTTCTCGAACGGGAGTCCGACTACCTTCTCCAACGTCTCCGTTACCTTCGTCTCCACCGTGTTTATCGACATTACATCACCCTGACCTTAACCTCTATCCTCGGATTGGCTCTCCTAATCGCGTCCTCTACCTCCTCCCCGAGCCTATCTACCGCCATCTTCCTGGTATCGTCAAGTGCCTTTCCGATGAAGGACCTGGCCGCGAATCTCTTGGCCGGAATCCTGACCTTCTTCGCGAAAACCGTCTTACCGCCGACCTTGAAGGCTAACGCCTTCTTATTCTTAGGAACTATCGTGAGTCCCGGCCTAGTGAATCCCTTCTCCCAAGCTATACCGTAGATGACGTTCGTCCCGACTACGATCGTATCACCGGTAATCCGGGAGAAGGCTCCGGTACGCGCACGCAGTATCCCGGTTTGGACTTTCAGGACTCTGCCGGTCAGGTTCTCCAGGATTTCATCCTTTAACTCGACGAAATACCAGAGCTGCCACTGCTTGATCCCCTCATCTACCGCCGAGGACAGATCTAACGGCATCTACCATTCCCCCACGGCACCGGACAGATGGGCCAGCCTGAACGGTCGTAACAACGACCTCTCCTCCATCGTCAACCTGACCCTAAGGGGCAGCTGGACCCCGAAATCCGTCTGGATGTTTCCCAATTCGAGTTTGTCCTCCTTCATCAACTTATATAGCCTGCCGACGATCATCAAAACCGCCTCAACCAGGTCATCCGGCATATCATCCGCCGCATACCCGCCGACATAGCTCAGCATAACCCCGCCGGGCTTATCGGTCAGGTAGGCCGCCGATTCTCCGGATAGATATGCATTCCAGTCCCTGCCGTAGAAATCCGTCAGGTGAATCCATCCGGTAGCGCTGTCGACAAAATAGGCCTTCCGGTCCACCAGGTACACTCCGTCCTCGTCCGGCGTACCGTCTTCATTGGTGGTGGTCTCATTCTCCAGCTTGATCCATGTAATGATCGGAGGATTGTTGACCCGCACCTTTAAAGGTTGCTTCTGGATGACTCCACCGTAGGTGATTAAGCTAGGCAGGGTATGTCGCTCCCGGTCGTAGGTCTGCTGATCAAACCTACGACAACAGTACCTCTCTACGGCCCGCTCTGCCGCCAGAATCGCCCTCCTCTCCGTCGTTCCTATGGAACCGATCGAACGGAGATTGGCAATAACCTCCTCATCCGTAACGATTCTACCCGTATCCGCCATTCCCCTTCCTCACTTAATCGGAAACATTTCTACCTCTAGGAAAAACGCGTCCTTTCCCTGTTTTACGCTCCTCCTCGGACCTACTCTCCACGGCTTATACCCGTAGGATCTGCCATAATTTTTATATGTGAAATGATTACCGTCCCAATAGTCAAAGGAACCGTCACAAAAATATCGACGATGGGTAGGGTCCCGGAACGCCCCCCACGGCCATCTAACCGCGTCCGGAACTCGAATCCAGAATACACCCCCTACACGCATTACCCGGTGCGCCTCATTTAACACGTGCATCAGGATGTCCTTACCGTCGTTCCCCCAGCCGATATGCTCCAGCAGATTGTCCGCCCGGATCGCCGCCACTGAGTTCTCCCGGATCTTCCTGCCGTCGATGCACCACGGCGTATCGGTAATGTCCCAGAGTACATCCGGCATGCAGGACTGCCGGTTATCCAGGTTAACCCAGCCCTCCATATGGAACTTTTTAACTCCGCACCCCCAATTGAGCTTCATCCGGTCAATATCTCCTTAAAGAAATCCATATGCCTGTCCGCCCACTGTTTCCACGTCGGAGGATGGACCAATTTATACATGACCCCCCGCAGGCTGTCCCAGTCGTTAATCCTAAACCTGATGACCGGGAAATCCCAGCACCACCCGACGTTCGGCGCTATAACCGGAATCCCACGTGCTATAGCCTCAATCACCGGCACAGGCCCGCCCTCGTTGGTGCTGGTAACCAGTAGATAATTAATCTTACTCCAGAAAAACTCTTGGTGGTCCGGATCGTCACCCAATCGATTCTCCTCCGGGACCGGCCAACCCCTACCCCAGGCCAGGATTTCATACCCCTCTTCAACCGCCTTTTCTATCATCCACTCGCCCTTTCGACCGCTCGGGTAGGTCCTGCCGCATACGCCGAATCTGACCTTGTGAGGTTCATCCGGCTTGAACGAATGGCCGTATGGGATCTTTCGAATCCGGTGCTCCCCCACACCCATACTCAGCAGTATATCCCGTGTTTTGTCACAGGTCACGGTCATATAATCGCAGATTCGAGCGTGGTCGATGAAGACTTGACGCCATGGAGGACCCTCCTCAAGATGGGTGAAATGCCCGACCTTGATCCCCGGTCTCCGAGACTGCGACTTGGTCATCACGGCGTAGTTGACGAAATAGGTTAACTCCCGCCGCTCCGGACGATTGATCGTCACGCCCGGATAATGATTCTTGATCTCCATCGCAGCCCGGCGTAGGATCCATGGGTTCTGTTTCTCCGTCATTATAGCGATTTTTTCATCCATTCGACCGTTCTCCTCACACCGTCGTACACGCCGACCGTCGGTTCCCAGCCCAGTTCGTTCTTGATGTGACGGAGGTCTGAAATGTAGGTCGGCTGATCGCCCATCCTGGCGTCACCAAATCTCCAGTTTGCCGTCAGCCCCGTTACATCCTCGATTACCTTGATCATATCCAGTAGATTGATGACCTGTCTTACTCCACCGCCGACGTTGAACACCCGGCCCCCGACGTCGACGCCTAATATGACCTCCATCAACTCACACCAATCGTCCACATAAAGGACGTCCCGCTGCTGCCTACCGTCGCCGAATACGGTCAACATCTCCCGTCCCATGATCCGCTCGATAAACCAGGATACCCAACCCTGGCCCAGCATCGGGCGCTGCCACGGACCGTAGATGCATGACTGCCTCAGCACCACGGTACTTACACCCAACCTGCTATATAGCTGGGTGTATAGGTCCGCCGCCGTCTTACTGATCCCATACGGGCACTCCGGGCCTACCCTGTGTTCGATGTCGGTCGGCGTCGTCTGTGGATAACTCGGGTAGACCTTGTTGGTGCTGGCCAGGATAAACCTGATACCGGTATACTTGATGTCTTGAAGGATTCTTAACGTCTGGACGGCATTTTCCTCCAGATCGGTCACCGGGTCATCCAAGCTCCCGGTAACCGTCACCTGACCGGCGAGATGGACGATGGCATCATGATCCTTCCAATCTTGATAGGTGCGGACATCGCATTCCAATATCCGGATATCCTGATAGTTCCTCAGAACGTTTCGATTCTTCCTGCTGCCCGGCCTGGACAGGTTATCTATCAGGGTAATTTCAGCCTTCTCATACATATGCCTGGCCAGGTTCGTCCCGAGAAAACCGCACCCCCCCGTTATAGCTAGTCTCATCTCTTCCTTACCACCTCTACCATATTTATGCTCAACCCGTTTGGAAAACAATCCCTAGGCTCCAGTATCCGCCAGTCCCACCGGTCAGGCAGACTGTGAACCAAGGTCTTACAGCCGATGTCGTCCCGGTCAAAGTAATAATCATCCAACAGGATCACTCCATCCTCATGTAGGTGCCGGTCAGCCCAGTAGAAATCGTTGTCGATGGTCTCAAGGCTGTGTCCGCCGTCGATGAATATAAAGTCGCATTCCGGGCCTGTGTACTGTTCAAGGGTATGCCTGGTATTGCCCACGATCAACATAACCTCCACATTCCGGCTGATGGAGTCTAATCGATCCGCCACGTTCCGGGCCGACCGTACCCCCTTTTTGGAACCCTCATACTCCGGCGGTTCCTCGAACAGGTCAAATCCGACATAGACGCGTTTACCGCCGAATTCAGCCATCCTCCGGATCATGACTTCCGCCGTATCCCCCCGAAGGACTCCTATCTCCATCACGACCTCGGGCCTCAACTCATCGATACAGTTGAGCACGTTGATATACCTGGGTGCCGTCAATCCTTCCATATCCCGTCTTCCATCCAAAGCTTAATCAACCGCCGTACCACGCCTCCCCAGCTGAATTCCGCCATCGGGTCTTCAAAGAAATTTCGGAGATCGCGTTCATCCTTGACTACTATACAGCGGTCCAGGAACGGTTCACAGTTTACACCGTTGGTGACCACGGTTACCCCGGATGCTATGGCCTCGGCCGCCATGTTGCACCAGCCCTGCCGGTGCTCCCAGGTCACGAAATAATTGATCCGGTTGAACAGGTCCACCACTCCATCGTTATCCAGGTCCCGGAACGGTACCAGCGTTACCCCCTCCAGGCCCTCCAACGCCCTCTCTATGACCTCTTCACCCTTCAGCCCTCCCCTGCCCTTATAGTACCCCACCAACCGGATGAGACGACCGCATTTGAAATGCTCAGTATTTACCCCGCCCTCAATCAAGGCTGCATCCGGATAGTCCTGCAGGAAGACCCGGCTATTGACCATCATTCGCGCCTTGCCGGATTCATACATCTTTCGGTATGCCGGTCTATACTCGCCACCGGCGATTACCCAGACATATTTAGGACAGGTGAACCGGTCAAGACGTTTGAAGCTGGGTGGATCGCCTATCATTACCACATCCGGTTCATCCTCCACGTCGGTCCAAACGTCGATCCTCCCGGTGAAGTCGATCCAATCCGGACGGCAGGCGTGCCGGTGGTCGGTGTAGACGGTGTAGTCATGGCCCCTGGACACGAACTCGTTCCCTACCTCGATGAATCTGCGTACACCACCGAACTTTAATAGATGCGGTAATATGGCTCCAATCTTCATCTGTCCCTCATTAGCGGAGTCCTCAGCCGAACCGGTTCCACCCCTAAAAATTCGGTCAGCCTCCTCATTACCCCCTCCGGGCAAAACTCCACGTCCTTCCCACCGTCGGTTAACTCCTCATAGGTGACGGTCAAAATCGGCCTACGGTATGTCCTCAGCAATCTGGACATCCGCTTCTGTCTACCTTTAATGTGTGCGGTTCTCCGGTTAACCGTATCCATATCGACCTGAATATCGGGCTTAGGATCGCCCCCCCGGATTCGATGTGCGTTATGTCCCGCCCCGGTCCGTTTCCTTAACGCGCTGTTTTTAACGGCGGAGACGGCGGTCATCCTCGGGTTCCTGATCAGATGGATGAACCTATCCGGGACTTGGCTTTTTAAAAACCCGACTCGATTATACATCAGGATACCGCCCCGGTACTTACAGCCCTGCATTACACTCCACGGATCGTCGATCCCAATCTCACCCAGGCAGTTAATCTCCGGATGCGAGTCTAGAAACGTCTGCAACAGATGGGACCCCGACCGTTGATGACAGACGATCAAAAAATCGAACTCGGCCTCTATCATTATAGGAACCCCCAGAAATTATCCCCTCGGTTTAACGATTGTATCATGTTGAGCAGCCGGAACGATACGGTATGTCGCGCCTGCTGCAACCTCCAGGCATTCTTTCGAATCCTCTCCAACTCCTCCTCCACCTCTACCCCTCTCCGCCGTATATAGATCTGGGCATCCCTGGCGCATCGGAACCCTAGATAATGCTTACCCTCCTGAAACATGTCCTGCAGACCTGGAAACCTCCTGATCAACGGTAACCCGCCGTACGCCATGACGTTGTACATCCTAAGGCTGTTATAACCATGAACCTCCGGGCTGATGATCGGGCAAAACCGGTATAGCCTGTATAAGAACCGGGAGTTCCTCTCTATCCTCATCCTGCTGCTTCGACCGGTGGCGTTAACTATCCTTGACTGGAGGGATTTCAGTATCGGGAGTCTGTCAAAATGCCACTCACTCTGATCCACGGACCCGATGAAGATGACATCCCCCTGCGGATATTCACCGTCCTTAGGATTGTACAGCATCGGATTGACGACCGAACCCTGCGGCATATATTTGACCTCGCTACCTACGGTAGCTTTCCAAATGCCGTGGGCATACTTACCCTTCTGGTCTCTCCAACATAGGAAAACCTGATGGAAGATCCCGGCCATGATGCCCTTGTCGTGGCCGGTCCGAAGATCGTTGAACCATAAAGCCTTCAACCCCGGCAGCCGGTCGATGTACGCCTTCAACCGGCCTACATGGACGTGTTTGTTGGTCACCATTATGACGTGGGTCGGATCGTGTTCCAACCAATCCTGCGGCTCATCAATCGGTACATGACGACAATACATCCCCTGTCGTCCGAACTCGACCATGGCCTGATCGATTCCGCGCCATAAGGGGAATTCGTTATTGGGGGAACTCCCAATTACGAGCAACCGGGTACCGTGCCAGTCAATCTCCCGATTCTTGAGGTAAACGTCGGTATACCCCCGCTCCTCCGCCCTGCCCTCAGCCAGGAGGGACCCCCCGGCTTCATGATGGACGAACACGTCCCGCCTGAGAACCTTCAGATTAAATCGATCCATCAGGTTCGATTCCTGACCGTAGAACGGAAAGTCCTCCCGGAAACCGCCTGCACGGTGCCACGACGATCGTCTAATCAATACACAGAACCCCGACAGGGTAGGGACCGACCTGATCGCCTTGGACTTCGTCACATGCCCCATCTGGAATGCAATCCCGCATTTGTCGGTCATAGGACCCACGGCATCCGCCCCCGTCTCCTCCGCCGTGGCTATCAGCTTATCCAGCCAGCCCGGTTCCACTACGGTATCCGAGTTCAGCAGCATGACGTAGGTCGTGGTGACTCCGGCGATTAGATCGTTCCACAACGCCCCGAGGTTCTTATCCGTCTTGGAGTTATCGGCGACTAAAAATCTGTGAACGTTTAGATCGGTATGTCGTTTAACCGACTCGATGCACCGGTTCTCCATCTCCGGCTGCCGGTACCTGACCATGATTATGGTAGCCCTGGGTTCACAGATATCTGTCACCGATCAACTTCCTCCATCGCGCCCAATGGTCATGCCCCGCGGTACTGACGTCCCCCCTCCGGTAATGGGCCTTAAACCCCTTCACCGGGACGTAGTGGCCGGAACTCCCATCCTTCATCATCCTCAACCAGAGGCTCCAGTCCTGCAGCCGCTCTTCATCCTCCACGAACGGTTTCGCCGGGAGCTTTCCCGTCCGGATCACCGTGTTCATGTCGATGTAATTCATCCGCTTCAGCCGTTCCGGATTCCAGGGACACGCCATCCACGGTGTATTTATCTCCCCGGTTCGATCGAAATCACAGTAGCAAAAATCGGCTTCCGGGTGCCCGTCCAACTCCTCCACCAACAGATCCAACCTGCCCGGGTACCATATCTTGTCGGCGTCATTAAACAGGACGAATTCCGGGAGTTCTTCCTCCCGGGAGATCCGGCTCCATCCATAGTTCCGGACCCACTGTACACCCATATTCCGATTTAATCGTTGAATCTTCAATCGCCCGTGGGTATTTAAGGCCTGGAGGGACGATAGAACGTCCGGTAGATCGGAACAGTCATCGATTAGAAAGATCTCTCTGACCGAATTACTGTTTAGGAGTGCATTGATACATTCCTCTAATGTATCGCCGTTATAATAGTAAGGTACTACAACCGTTAACCGGCCCACACCGCTCTACCTCTGCTACAGGTTGTCACCTAGCTGAATTTAGCCACCCTGGTTACGATCTTCTCCGCCGTCTTCTTCCCGATCCCGTTGACTTTAACCAGGGATTCCACCGTTTCACCGACTAGGCTTTCAACCGTCTCAAATCCGGCGTGCCTGAGTATATTGCTGACATTGACGGGGAGCTCCAGATCGTCGATCGACACCGGCTCCTCAACCAGATCGTCGATCGACACCGGCTCCTCCTCTATCTCCTCAACCGGGGGAGCTTCAACGGCCGTGTCGTAAACGATTATCCTCTCCTCTGCCGGAGGAACTTCAACGGCATCGACCTCCTCAACCATCCTCATTGCCCGGAGCGCCTTAGCCTCGGATGTCGTGCAGAGGACATAGGGTCTCCCGTCTACGTCAACCTGTACCGATCGAATCGGACCACCTGCAACTACCTCTCTGTAATTTTCCTTCAGGAATACCTTCATCATAAGTCTTACCCTACCT